ATGCGCCCTGCCGCACATCAATTCAAGATTCCACACGCCATTACTCGCACCTGCCCTGTTACCGGCAAGCCGTTCACGATTACAGTGGAAGCGGAAGATTGGGTAGCATGGCGAGCAATGGCGAACCGACTGTTTCCGATTTCTCACTACTTTCCGTATCTCGAAAACCTTGAATGCGAATCCTTGATTTCAGGAATTTCTCCTGCGGGCGCGGAACGATTTCTTGATTGTGACACGGATCCTGAGTGTGAGGACTGAAATTTAAAAAAAGAAAGTGCGGATTTTTTCAGTTCATCACTTGCAATTCACCCGAAACCCGCTATAATAGAGGCATACACATGAGCAACACCAGCAACATCACGATTCGTCTGAACAAGCGTCAGTGCAACTGGCTTGCCGCGTTTGAAACCGAGTTTGGTCGTCCGACCACGGTGACGCGAAAGGCTCTTTTGGATATTCAAGCCAAGTGGACTGGCAAGACCGGCCCCTTCGGCTATATCCTTCGTCATCCTGCTTGGCTGACGAATTCTGCGAACTTCACTGTGCAGCGAGCCGTTTACTCCCTCCCGTGGGCGGAATTCGATGCTTTCGTGGCAGCGAATGGGGCGCAGTCCCCTGTTACCCCCGCCGAGGCTCCTGCGACTGCCTGAGAGTAGAGGGACAGTGGCGACTCCTGTGGTCATATTGAGTCGCATCCCCGTCTGTGTGGGAAACCATGCAGACGGATTTCGTGAGCCTTGGGTCAAGAACCAATGACTATTATATTTTAAAGGACTAATCTGATGATTGCTCACATCACCCGATTAGCAGGCAAAGTAGCACTCAGCGGCATGATGCGAAACACCTGAACGATATAGTAAGTCCCTGCTGCACCCTTCTTGCACCCACTTAACTGTGTGTGCAGGATTTTCAAAACCTAGCGAGTTCATGTAACGACTCGCGCATTCCTACTTAGGAGATTTCACTATGTCCGCAACTATGACTACTAACGGTCGCAACATTCGCATCGCTAACCGCATCCGTGTGGCTGCTCAGAACATGCTGGAGGGCGATGAGTTCCTTCTGCGTGGCGAGCCGAGCCTGTTCGTTGAGAGCATCACTCGCAACGAGAGCAAGGGCACTGTGCGCGTTCGCTTTGAGTGTGGCGAGGCTCGCACCTTCGCGTGGGATCAGAAGGTCTCGCTGAAGGAGAAGTCGGCTCACCGCGCCTCGTTCCGTCGCAACACGCTGCGCCGCGCTGGCTACCCGAACTACTACACCTACTCGGCCTGAGTGGGTGATTAACCTGTGGGGATGTGGTGGGCTAATTTTTGAAATTAATCCTGTGGCGGCCCACCACATCTCGCAGTTCACATCCTGATTCCCCCTTTGGAACTCCCCTCGGATCTCTTTCATATCCGAGGGGTTGTTCTTTTTACAGGTTGAAAGTTAACTTGAATTCATTGAGTCTGCTGGTTGCTGCTGGGTGACTCTCTTCTCGATCTGGTTTACAAGTTCAATTTCAAGGTTTAAATCTTGAAAAGAAACGCGGCGGAGAGATCGCCTGGCGTGCTGATAGGGCCCCTTTTAAACGCTAAAAACGGGGCCTATATTATCGGACTTTGGGGGAAAATTTGAAAAAATGGGCATTTTGGCCCCCTTTTTGGCCCCCTTTTTCGATCCTTGGACTTGCCATAACCCCTGTTTTAGGCTATAATTAAGCATATGACCACAACTACTCTCTCTCGCACCGTTCTCGACTCCAAGGCCGTTCTCGCTCGCATGATGGCCACGGAAAACCTCACCGTGGAGCATGTTCCCTCGGCTCAGACCGCCTACTTCGACTCCACGAGCCGCACTCTCGTGTTTCCGTGTTGGAAGTTCATGAGCAACGATCTTTACGATATGCTCGCGGGTCACGAAACGGGTCACGCTCTGTTCACTCCTGCGGGCACTCAGGTGCTTGTGGATGCGATTCGCAAGGTGGATCCTCGCAACGGCTCGACCGCTGCGAAGACCTTTCTCAACATTGTGGAGGATGCGCGAATTGAGCGGTTGATGAAGGCTCGCCTGCCGGGTCTGCGTCGTTCCTTCTTCAACGCCTACAAGGAGTTGATGACGCACCCGCTCTTCGTGGAGCAGTTCAAGCATGTGGACAAGATGCGTCTGATCGACCGCATCAACATGCACTACAAGTTTGGTGCGTGGTGCAAGGTTCCGTTCACCGCTGAGGAACTTCCGCTCGTGCAGGAAGTGGAGCGAACCAAGACTTTCGATGATGTGATCGACCTGAGCCGTCGCATTTGGGAGATGCAGCGCGAGCAGGAGAACTCGGAGCCGCAGGAGCAGCAGGAGCCCCAGCAGAGTGCCGGTCAGGGCGACGGCGAGGGTCAGCAGGGCGAGCCGCAGGAACAGCAGCAGCCCGGTAGCAGCACCCGCGAGCCGAAGGGTCAGCGAGATGTGGATACCGGCGAGCAGGGCGAGAGCAAGCAGGACAACTCGGATGCCAAGGGCGACGAGCAGAGCAAGTCCGACAAGCCGCAGAGCGGTAACGCGGCGGCTTCGGGTAACGAGTCTGCGAAGAGCGAGGGCGAGGCTCAGAAGACTGAGCGTGATCCGACTGCGGCTCAGACCGACAACTTCATGCAGTCGGTGAGCAACGAGTTCCGCGACACCGCAGCGACCTACTACACGCCGCTCACTCTGCCGCGTTTCGATTCGCGGCGTGGCGTGATTGATTTCCGCGAGCATGTGCTGCCTGCCTTGACCAAGTATTTCACCAATTGCAATGGTGCTAGCCTGCTCGCTGAGTGGGAGAGCAAGAGCCGTCGTGATGTCAGCATCATGCAGCAGGAGTTCCTGCGTCGTATGGCGGCGGATGCTGCTAGCCGCACCTCGGTTGCGGATACCGGCACGATTGATGTGAATCGTCTGTGGAGTTACAAGATTTCCGATGACATCTTCCTTCAGAACGCCACGGTGCGTAACGGTCAGAGTCACGGTATTGTGGTGTTCGTGGACTTCTCTGGCAGCATGAGTGCCATCATGTCGGAAACCATTCGTCAGATGCTGATGCTTGCGGCTTGGTGTCGTCGTAGCAACATTCCGTGCGATGTTTACGGTTTCTCGGACGGCATCGGTCACAAGTGGCAGGGCTGTGTGAACGGTCAGGTCTCTTCGCCGTGGGTGCATCGTGACAGCGAAACCAATCGTGCCACCCTTGATGAGGGCATGCGTCTTGTTCACCTGATCTCCACCAAGGGTCTCAGCGACCGCGATTGGCGCACCACGGCGGGCGGTCTGCTTGCCGTGTGGGGTGCGCGTCACGATTACACCGCCATGAGCAACAGCAATGGTCAGTGGGGCAGCGACGAGCAGTATCGTCAGACGCAGCGGTTGTTTGCTTTGAACAGCACTCCCACCACGGCGGCTACGGCTGCGGCTCTTGATCTGGTTGAGCAGTTCAAGCGTCAGAACGGACTTCAGATTGTTCACTTCGTCACCCTCACGGACGGCGAGGCGAGCGATTATGTTCACGCCTCAGGTCGCCCGACTGGTCAGAAGACTTCGTGGGGCGGCGATCATTATGATGCGCCTGTTACTCACGCCAAGGGTTCCGACTATGCGAGCGGCTACGAGTTGCGAGATCCTGTGACGGGTGCTACCGCTCGTTGTCAGAGTCGCAGCCCGAGCAGCGGTCTGAAGGCTCTGCTCAGTCTTCTGAGCAAGCGTGTGACGGGTCTGCGTTCGGTGGGTATCTCCATCACGCCGAAGCGCGATTTCAAGTCGCTGCTGCGTTACTCGGGTCTGAAGGCGGAACAGCAGGATAAGTGCTTGGAGCAGAGCCGTCGTGACGGCTTCCTGTGCGCTGAGGGCGTTCACGGTTACACCGCTTGGTTCGCTGTGCCGAATCCTCGTGTGGACGAGACCGACCCGTTCGATTCGCTGATTGCAGGTGATGCCAGCAAGGCGAACCTGAAGAAGGCGTTTGAGGCTAGCCTTGAGAAGGCGGGCAACAATCGTCTGCTCTGCACCCGCCTCGTGGATCTGATTGCGAAGGCGGACAGCAAGAAGGCGAAGGTGACGGCGTGAATCCAACAGAATACTCGTATACCCTAGCGGTTGCCAACCAAAAGTCTCGCCATTGGTTGAAGCAACCCGAAAGTAAAGGAAGTTCGTATTGGGAGTTTTCAACTTTCAAGACCAAGCAGATGAGCGAGTTAATGGTGTTTGTGCGACAATACTCCATCAAGGGCAAACCGATTGGAGAAAGCGCAGACCGATTGGAAAGTGCCCGAGCCCTTTGGATGGAATTGACTAGTAATCATCAAGCCGTTCCTTGCGAAAACCCTTTTTACAGGTTGAATCAATGATTAAGTTGAGAATTCAAAACGAGAAGCCGAATCCGGTATCGGTTCGTTGGGTTCAGGTGTGGCAACCGCAACCGAACCTGTGGGTGTTTGGCGTGGACTCGCCAGAGGAAACTCTAGCGGTGCAATCGTGGACAGACGGCATTCTGATCTACTCGCCTTACGGTGAAGGCTCTACGGTGCGTGTGATAGCGGAAGATGAGATTTTAAAATCCGCTCGTTTCTTCACCACGATTGATCGTCACGACGGCTCGGATCATAAATACTTTCTCGTTAAATGGTTCTGCACCGACGAGGAATGGACAAGCGAAGCGGAAGATGCCGCTATGAGTGCAGGACTTAAGTGGATTGCGAACGGCGAATGGAAAATCAGCATCGGTGCTGGTATCGCCCGTGGAACTGTTTGAAAGGAATCCAAAAATGGATTTGGAAAAGCGTTTGCGTCGTCTTGAAATGCAAAACCGACTGTTGGCTAGCAAACTGTATCAGGTTTGTTTGAGCCATGACCATCTCAGCATTGCTCTACAGCGAGCCAATGTGCCCATGTCTAACACCGACAAGTGCATGATGGAAGCCACGAGTAGAATTGTGAAGGCGAAGACTCCAGAAGAGATTGAAACCATCTATTCCGAGAGCAGCAGCAAGATTTTCAAGGGTGTAGTGCCTGATGCTCCAAAGTCACCAGTAAACAAGGTGTGGTTTTTCAAGGAAAACAAGGCATCCAAGGATCTGATCGAACAAATCGAGCAGATGATTGCGGATATTGATGCTCAAATTCAAGGTATGAGCAAGGCGGATCAGGAGTTGTATCAGGAAGGCTTGGACGATCAAGACTTGCCTGAGAATCCCGAGGATGAAAACGATCTGAAGCCGCCGTTCTGATCGGTCAAACAGAATTCTTGTGAGTTCCAACCCCCTCGCCGTAGTGGCAGGGGGTTTTCTTTTTTTATCGCCAGAAAAAACGGCCCCCTACTTTAGTTTTAGCGAGCATGGGTTCCCATACGGGTTCAGGTCTAGTGGGTCGCGGTGTATCGCGTCCGCGTAGAAAAGTCGGCCCCCACCCCCCAAAACTTAAAATAATTCAGTTTCCCAAAAATCGCCCACAACACGCGGTGGCCCAACCCCCAAAAAACAGGTTGAATTCAACTTTTAAATAAATACCTGCATGAATCCTCCTCCTCCATCATCCGGATTTACTCCATCCACCACCCAAATTACACACCAAATTTACGCTAAACTGCCGATAAACCCGCCAAGTTTACCCTACATATCCGACACTCCAGCACAAACCGACGAAACTCCTTCAACCGAATGTTGTCGAAATTGTGAAGCGCGTTGGACTGGCATAGTCTGGCTTGGTGAACCAGGCGCGTATCGAAAAGTTACTCCAAACTGGTATGAAGAACAGGTCGGATTATTCTTAGACAAATTTCTGGAATGTGAATCATCGTTTTGGAAGAATTACTATAAAGAACGCGAAATATGCAAGGCAACACAAGGCTGCTTGGAGTGTTGCTTGCAAAGAAAATGCCCAAACGGAAACTCGGCGTGTCGTGCGGAAAATTTACGGTCATGTGAACAAGACACAGAAATCGGATTAGAACTGTGTTCTTACAGTGTTTTCCGTGAACTCTCATACGGTGGAATTCAAAAGGGAAAATGTAATAATCCTGGCGATTTAGATGCGCTGGTGTTCAATCCAACAATCATACAAAGCACTCGTTACAACTCGTATGCGTGTTGTGTGCAGCAACTACCCAAAGGCATACCTGGCATGATGGAACCTCTTTCCGTTTACGAGAATGCCGATGAGTTGTCGAGATGGACCTGGTATGCATCCACCGAGTGGCACTACCAGCGAGCAGAATCGCATATTGGTGTGAACGCCTACCTTAAAACGAAAGAATGTGCTTTGCGAGAGTGTGGTGTGGTGAACTACCCGATAGATCGCGGAGTAAACAGCGGCAACGCCGCTCAGTAACTCACATCAGTCACTTTTAAAAAGATTCAGTTATTGAAATCAGTGAAATTTAACAAAAGGGGTAATTACTCTTGGATAATTCAAACTTGAATTTAGTTTTTAAAAAAAACGAAGAAAATCTCGTAAACGATGCTTTTATAAACACATTTATCACGCAGCAAAATCGACCAAAAGGCTCATCTAACGAAGGATATCGTCCAGAAAATTGTTTGATGTATAGACAGAAGAGAGACCTTCTATTTGAAACTCGCAAGAAACAAATAGACGCAGAATTTCAGAAACTACGAGACTGCGAAAGACAATCGGAAAGTATGAGTTTTCTTTGTTTAATTGATACTAACGCTGGTAGAACTTACCAATGGCCCAAAACGCCACTTGGCGCACCAGGTGCGAATTGTTCCGGTATCGTATGCTGTTTGGACTCAGGATCAAGAATGGCATCTGAGTGTGACGACATTTGGCGAAAAACCTCCAAGGAGATTAACGACAAATACTATCAAGATCTTGTTAATCTAGATCGACAATATCCAAACTGTTCTAAGAATCCTGCTTATCAACAACAAACCGCAGGAACCTTGTCGGGTTGAATTTAACTTTAAATAAATACCATAAAACAACGCTGCAACAAACTAATTTCTGACTCGTGAAGTCTTCACACGAAAATACCTCCCGCCGGGAAGATTTTCTTTCCCTGATAAATATTCTCAGTGAAATACTTTCAAACCTACCTCAATGAAATCTTTGAACGCTCGTATCCGTGGCGATTGTGGAGTTCTGGCGACACAAACATGGACTATCAGTTTGATGTGATGCGGTTACGCGGAAGCAAGGAGTGGATTCCTGATCCAGGCCCCGAGTTCACACCAGGAGTTCCTCGCTCCATTGCCACCACTCAACGCATTCTGGGAGCGTATCGAAAAAACACACCCGCCGAGCGTCAGCGCGTCGCCGTGCAGTTCACACAGTATCGCGGAACAACCGCGTTTAAAGACTGGCAGCGAGTGAATCGCGGGCTAGCAAAAACTGGCAAACAAATTGAATTACCGTTATGGGAGCGAGTATGGGAGTTAGGCTTTGCCACCTATGTGGACACGGACGGCAGCGGGTTCGATCAAGGCACAGATGAAGATTTAGGTGGAACCGATACTTCTCATGTGATGCGAGTATTTGGTTCAATTATTCAAATTGTTGAAGACTTTACGGCTAGAAAAAAACCCGTAGGGATTATGTGGGGAACCAAAGCCGGGGCTAGACCTGCTCGGGCTTTAATTTACAACGGCATAGCGAAACGCCTAGCCGCGAAAAGTGGCATTCAAATTTACGCGATTCCTCCGTCTCGTCCTGAAATAGCAAACACGCAGTTAGCATGGTTCGCGCCAGGTTCGCCGTTTGTAACCTCTAAAAAGATCGTTCGAAAATAGGGAAAACCACCGTTTTTAAAAATTTCAAAAACTCGTAAATCCTAAATAGGGGTAACGGAAATCTATCAAAGGGGAACCTAATGGCCAACGAATTCGATAACACAATTTACTCGTCGTTTCAACGATCCTTCATTGCTCCTCCAGAAGATCGAACTGCTAGAACCGATACCTTGACCGATGCGGCATTATCGGCTTGTCGTGCCGACTGCGATACCACCTGGAAAACTAATTGGTATCAGCAACAGGTTGATCTTTGGCTTGCAGAAGAGGCAAACTGCAAGAAGGAAGCAGACGATTACAGAAGAGATCAATATCGAGGATGTGACAGTTATGGTGATTCCATGACTAGAGGCATGTGCTATCGAGAGGTAGCGTGGGCTTACGGAAGAGTATTAAACCAGTGTGTAGCCCAAATACCAGGTAAAGTTCCAGGTTTGGCAGGATATCCAACGGTGCAGTGGTTTGAAGAAAGTTTATATCCTTCGTGGGCATACAGCACTATAACTATAAACGCAGATAAGAAATCCACAGTCTGCAAAAACAAGAACTGTCGATAAGTTTACAAAAATATTTCGAATTGAACAGCCCCCCCGCAAGGGGGGCTTTCGTTTGAAAACCTAAATAAAGTATTCGTAGGAGTTCCACCATGAAGCGATATTTGCAAATTCTTGAAGCCGCCGAGATTGTGTTAGGTTTAACTGAAGCCCCGAAACCAAAGTTTCCCAAGGGGCCTAGTTTAGGCACAATCGGTTACGGAGTTGATCTAGACGATCCACGCAGATTTGTAGGTTCACAGAAGCCACTCAAGGCTCGTAAAACTGATCCGATGGGTAACATTATTCCTAAGCGAAACGCGAAAGCATGGTCGGCTACTCGACAGATGACCAAAGCCGCGATTGATACCGCGAAAGATATGATCCTGACTCTCAGCATTAAACCTGTAGGTGTTAAAATTGAGATCATGGGGAAAAAACTTGACGGTAGCCCACAAACCATGTTCATTAAGAAAGCCATGAAGATGGGACGCGAAACTTATATAAGCATGAGCGGCAAAGAGGTGGAACTGAAAGCCGCAGGCACAGGTCTGCAAGTTTTAGATAAAGCCTCTCGTCGTGTAATGCTAGATCGCGGCGACGATATGTTGTGGGAGTAATCTTATGAAAACCTTATCTGAACTGTTAACCGAATTACGACAACTAGATGAACTGTTGGGCATCTACACCAACCCGAACGCATTTGAACCACGAGGCGGGCATGTGGAAACTCCACGCGAGCGCGAGTTGCGTTTAAAGTTTGAGCGTAGTCCACGCGGTCAAGCCATGATTGCAGCCGCACAGCGTAGAGATGCCGCCGGATTGAAGAAACTTGAACGATTAAAGAAACTTGGCATAGCAAAGCCCACTCGAACTCCGTTTCCGTGGGATAAAGATCGTGCAGGCTGGTGGCATGCCTCTAATCAATGGTTCACTTTCTTCCACGATAGCGACGGATATCATACCACACAGATTGTAAATAAACCGCAGCGATTTGGTATCTCAAACAGCGAAATGGAGCAGGCACTAGACGAATACCTTAAAAACAAATCGCATTTCGACACAGAGTATTATGAATCAAAATTCGATCTTGAGGACGGCGAAAAACTAGAACCTCATCATATTAAAGAACTCATTCAAAATGAAGTTATAGATCTTTGCTTTCCGCTGCAACGACGAGTTTACGATAAAGGCTGGTTTAAAGTTTACGGAAGACGGCACTCCGACTCTTGGATAACTTTAGAAGGCACAAGTAAACTTGCCGCAAGATTGGCGGTTCGTGAAATTCTTGCCACGATACCTGGCGAGGTGAAAATTGAACTAGATTTGTATGCGCCCAACAGTGCTCGTCAATCAAGAACAACCAAGACACTTGCAACAAGAATTGCAGCGGAAAATTATATCATCACATGAAAGACTACTGGTATCTACGCGAAGATCTAACCGCCGCTCAGAAGATTAAACTGAAGCGTGAATATGATTTTGGAGGACACGGTGCAGGATTTCATCCGGCTGATGAAAAGATATTGCTTAAGGTCAGTCGAGGCAAGCGAGATGAGAATGGCATTCCTGATTTTACCGGCGTAACTTTCTGTGATTTGATTTCTCTAAATCTTCAAGATTTCTGTCAGATGCTTAAGGCTACAGACGGAGAAGGTTCTAAAAGACAAAGCGATTATTTCGTAAACTACTCGGATTACAAGGTTCGCGGTTGGAATGCTCTCACAGGAATGACGGACAGAATACGAGAAGCGTTTGGTGATGCGTTCGGAGATGTTTTGATGGGTGGCGGCAAGTCTTCAGTGGTGCAAGTGTTCCGTGATATTAAAGCGTGTTCCACACGAGGCGATTGGGCACGATTCTCAGGCGGAATCCTGTATCGCGGCAAACGAATTTCTTGGGGTAGATTTAAGAGTATGCCGTGGCGAGTTGTAGGTAAGAATCTAGAATGCACCGCAATCTATCAAAGCAAACTAGCAATGCAATCGTGGACCATAGACCTAAAGGTAGCAAAAAAATTTGCCGCAGGGAATGAAGGGGCTATGAGTGATATGGATTTAGAAATACCAACAGGTTGGAGTGATGCAAGAGAAGAAGAGATATACGGAAGAAATATAACAGGATTCCTTCCTGTGATTATTCAAGCCAACATTCCAGCGAAAGATTGCGTGTTTAATCCTCACATGATTGATAAAATTCAAAGAGCGATAGAATACGGCGAATTAAACGAGAAAGAAGTGCTTCGTGTTTCCACAGAACCTATCCGAGCAAAGTTTACGGTTACACGAGAAATGTTGGAAACTGTAACCCACAACGATGAGCAGATTGACCACATCTTCAATATCATTGGTAAGAGGAAGTGAACATGAAAGACTACTGGCAATTAAAACAAGAGTTGAAAACTTCAAGCAAACTCGTAAACGAGTCTTGGGATGCATACTGGAAAGAATGGAGTAGAAAGTTTGGAGGAGATGCAGCCTTGGCTAAAAAACTTCGGGGTGGCTGGACTCCAGACGGGATGGAATGGAGCGAATTATGGGCTGAAGTAATTATACGAGAATACGGACTTGACAAGAACTCAAGTAAATCTAGTAAATCGGGTAACTCAAGTAAATCAAAACCTCGCCCTGCTAGTGATTACCAATTTGACCCAGAAGACAAGAAGATATTTACCAAGTTAAGTAAAGGCAAAAAGGATAATTTAGGATTTCCCAATTTCTCAGGTGTCACCATATGCGACTTCGTGAGTTTATCTCTTGATGACATGGTGTATGTGATTGACGGACTTAAAGACTCATATCTTTGGAACGATAATACTAAAGAGTTATTAGATGCGTGGATTTTAGACGGAATGAAAACCCTTGAATCTGTAGCCGATAAAATTGACACGGCATTTGATGATTGGTTTGGTTCCGATTTAATGGGTCGCGGTAAAGCCTCGGTGCTAGGAGTGTTTAAAGCAATACAAGCGTGTCCAACACGAGGCGATTGGACAAAAGCAGATTTCAAGGGAAGTTTGTATCGCGGCAAAACTATGTCTTGGGATAAACTTAAAGAGTTGAAATGGAAACGAGTCGGAAACGACTTACACGCCGAGGGAATCTATCAGAGCAGACTTGGAGCACAATCTTGGACAAGAAGTATTGCTGTCGCTAAAAATTTTGCAAGATCGGCAGGCTCAGAGGCTAGCGGTTCTCCTGAAGCCGAGTTACACATCTCAGGAATTTCAGGAGGAGTAATGCCTAAGCCTGGAACCGCAAAAGTATCTGGTTCTGCTCCTGTGATAATTTCCGCAGCGGTTCCTAAAGAGCAGTGTATGCTTAGTGAACGGGCTTCAAGAAAATTGGCGGCTCGTGCAGGAATTTCATCTTCTGAAGAGGAAGTGATTCGCGTGTCTAATGCTCCAATTAAAGCGAAGTTTATTCTCACCAAAGGAACTCTCGTATCAGCAGTTCGTAATGATACTGAAGCGGTAGCGTATATTTACAAGACTCTGTTGCGAGAAAAATCGTGAAAGACTACTGGCAACTACGAGAAGTTTTGAGTGAAGCGAAACGCGGCAATTGGGTTCGCCCAAGCGATGCTAGCATTCGCAAAGAATATCAGATTGAGTATTTGAAGCATCTGATTCACGAGTTGCCTAGAAACATTTTTCCAACCGAAGCAGAGTTTCTGAAAGCGGTAAAGTCTGCTCCCACGATGCAGATTGATTCTGCTACCGACCGTAAGATTCACAATCGCAGTCGCACCCGAGACATGGAAGAACTACTAGATCTTATCTCAGGATATCGTTCGTTTCCAAAGTTTAGAAATGAAGATACACTTAAAGATTTAGAGAAACTTATAAAGGCAGGCAAGCCGGTAGATATGCCTATCGTGGTGAAGTTTCCTAAAGGAGATATGCGAGTTCTTGCAGGCAACACGCGAATGGATATTGCGTTTATGAACGGCATTAATCCTACGGTGGTGATGCTTGATTTGACTTCACACATGCGTAAACCTATCACCGAGATGACAGACCGTGAAATTAAAAACGCAAAAGGAAGTGTGGAAAGTATAGTTGAAAAACTGAAGAAGGGTTACGGCACTATACCTGAAGTGTTGCACATCATTGCAGAGCCTGAGAAAGTTACTGCAAAATATCAAGGCAAGGCAACGAACGGCATACACCCTTATAGAATTTTCGGGCATCTTACTGATGATAAGAATACCATTACAGAATATGATGTCTCGTATTGGTATTCGCCTTCAATAGCAAATTGGACAGACCCGAAACGCTCAAACATCTACACACGCGAAGCCAGAAAGATTTGGGACTCGCTTGTTAAAACCGCAAAGTGGACAGCACGATGGGATAAAGGTAAGATTACTGTGAACTCAAACGAGAAGTTAACATGAAAGATTTCATAGACTATCTTCAAGAAGCCACCAAAACGACAAAGGGGCCAACCATCTGTGAATTGCTGTCTCAACCAACCGAAGAAGCGTTTGTAGATATGGTTAAACATCCTGTTTCTTCTGGTATGGGTTCACTGAAAAAATACTCAAGCGCGTTGATTTATTATTTTGATTCAAGCATAAGAAAACCTAGTGTTCATAATGCTATAATTGAAATGTGTAAATGTAAGAATCGTGCAAACTGGACTTACTCGTTTGATAACATACCAGTTTGGCGTGGGCTTAATAAGACTTCTCGTTATCTTGCCGAGAAATTTAAGTTTACAGGAGAATTGGTTGAATTTAACGGTGTGGAATATCTTGTGGCTACAGGAACTTATAAATCAGAGCATCCAATTCAATCGTGGAGTTACGAGTTTAGGGTGGCACAACAATTTACAACCTACACAATACCTTCTTTTACTGAAGATGCCATCCAAATCATAATTGAGCATCGTGTTAAACGACAAGAAACTTTCTTAACACCTGATGTGATTCGTCAGATATCTGCTCACACCGAAGAGAAAGAAATTCTTCGTGTAAGCAACACACCAATACAGGTTCGTGCTTATGTTTCCCTATGGAGCGCATGGGGCAATCTAGTAGACTTCAGTATAGGGAATGCAGACGAAAGAGATATTAAAACATTCAAAACTCGTCTTGCTAAAATTACCGGAGAAGATGCGTTAAAACGAATGAGCACAAGCAACTTGTGGAAACACTTTGAGAAAAAGGTAAGTAAGTATTCCGTATGAAAGGGTTCACGAACTATCTTCAAGAGACCCCAAACGAAGGCATCTGCTGGTGGCTGCGCCAACCTATGGTTAGACCGTTACAGGAGTTGGTGTATTTATGTTACGAAAGATTTGAAACTGTCCGTTACGATTACGCGATGATTGAAACCTTGAAAATAAGAGTTGCATACGAAGAGTATCGCAAAAAGTTTGCGCCTGCTGCACCAAATCTAACAAAAGAAATTTGGATGGCAGCAGTAAATATCGGAGAGCATTTCAAAATTTCTATAGATTCAAATCGTTCGCAAAGTGACATGAATTCAGTAAAACTAGGATTGAAAAAATTGCTTGCTTGTCCGTCTCGTGCTTCTTGGACTTGGTATGATGGTGAAGCATATCGCGGAACCACATTAGGAATGGATGACTTCAAGAGCGTGAAATTTAAGGATGCGGCATTTACTGGCAGCAGCACTTACCTGATTGGAGATATGACCTACAGTTCTAGGTATGAAGGACAATCGTGGTCAACAACATTTAGGGTTGCCGAATCATTTGGTAAAATATCGGTAAAATATGTTCGTGAACGCACCAACAGGTCTCGCGTTATGGCAATCATGGAAGCACAGTTAACCAAACAAGAAACTCTGTTTGACGGCAAAGCAAGCAGCGATATACTTAATGCAGTAATGGGAAGTATTGATGATGAAGAGGAAGTGCTTCGTTTAAGCAATAAGCCGATTCGTTGCAAGGTTTATGTGCCTTTGAGAGGATTTGTTGCCATGATGCAGAACGCGCCAGGAGGATACGGGAAAGATCCAGAATGGAGCAATTCGGATGAGCGCACAACTGTTTGGGATTGGAAGAAGGAAGATAAAGCAATATTCTTGCGTCACTTCCGAAAGTTCTTCACAAGCGTTGATGCCACAGAAAAAGCATTTAACGCACTAGTATCACTAGTGTCATAATCACGCAGAAAGAATAAATACCGATATGAAGACTTTAACCGGACTACTTGGAGAACTCTACCTAACAGAGTCTATCAATTCCACTAAATTTGAAATTGATTTAACCAAGGCTTTCAATGAAATTTCAAGCGAAGGCAAAAGTCGTGCTACTGGACTAAAGTATCAAAGCAAAGCAGCGGAAGTTGCGGCTAAGTCTTGCATTAAAGAGTTGATTAAAAGGATTGGCAAGCCTCGCTTGGCTTGGCAGATGGCAGGTCGAGCACCCACTTCGGTAATCACTCCTGCATACTTGGAAGGTGGGCCAGGCAAGAGCATTAAGAGTGGCGAACCAAAAACCGATATTGTGTTCTTAAATCAGAGCGGCAAAAAGTATTGCTCCTCGGTTAAAAACGGAGCAGCAGCACAAATTGCTTCCGCACAAACCAACGAAATCTACGCGGTGCTTAACGCAACCTTTGGAAAAACAGAAGGTGCAGAAATTGCTAAAACCATTTCTAACATTATTATTCAAACCGGTAACGAAACAGTCTACAAGCAGACTCGCAAGAAGTTTGAAACCAAATATGGTAAAGATGAATTTGACCGCCTGATAAGTGTGGTTACTGGTTTGAAGAGTGGAACAGGAGTTCCGTTCGACCGCGAACTAGAACAGATAAACGAATTCTTGGATTTGATTGGAGTTCGTGAAAAGATAACAATTGAAATGACCAAGTTCATGTTGAAAAATGAGAATCGCAAGAAACTACTTCGTGAGTTTGCGACAGGTGAAAAACGATTTAACAAACCTGACTTTATAGCCACTCACTTCTTGGAATGGTTTGATGACGGCAGCATTAAGTTTATGGATGCAGACGAATTCATTGACCACATGTTGCCTCGCTTCAAGTTCGGTTTGCGTGACCGTGGAAGAAAGAGCAGCAAGAGCGGTGGCGGTTCTCGTGGCATTGCGTTCCGATTAGACTTCGCTCAGAAAGCAGGAGATGCAGGCGAACTAGATGAAGCGTTCGACGGCATGATGTTGGAACAGAACTACGAATACTACATGCAATGTTTCAATGAAGGATTGGGCGATTGGTTGAAAACCGCAAAACAAAATGTGGTTAACGCAGGCATGAAAGGTTATCAATATGTTAAAGAAGGATTTAAAAAGTTTGTTGAGGCTTTGCGTAAAGTAGTTTCAATCTTTGCGGCAATTTTAAGTCGAGCAATTCGTGGACTTGGATTAGGTTCGTTCTTGGATAAGTTCGGCCTACAGCCCACCGAAATGCGTTACACCTGGTAAGTCCGATAACTTTAGGCCCCGTGGAGGGGTGGCCCCGTGGGGATGCCCGTAGGGTGGGGCCCGACCTGCGAACGCGCCAGAGAGGCGGCTAGCGGCTCCAAAACCCCCCAAAAACCCGCAGGAAACCCGGTCCTTTTGGGTGTGCGTCCGATAATAAAAAATGGCGATTCGGCGGCCCTACGGCTTGACAGGGCCCCGTTTTTATGCTAAAATTGAGGGATGACCACAACTACATTGCCGCCCTACTCTCTCGCCACTCTCCTGCCCGCCGATGTCACGCCCGTGTCCACGGCTCCGCTGTTCTACCATTCCGACAACGCGGAACTGCTGTTGGAGTCGGGATGGAATCCGCACACGCAGGATCTGTTTGAGCGTTACAAGGGCAAGGTGTGCTGTCTCACGGATTGGTGGGGCATGATTCCGCTCTACGCGGACGACACCACCAGCATGTGTTGCATGCTGTATGCGTGGTTGCGAAATCCCGACCCGAACGCCACCGAGATGGTGCGTTTCCTTCCCATCATGGTGCAGTGCCACGAGCAGCGACGCTACGGCTACACGCCTGTTCGCGGTCATCATGTTTCCAGCACCGCGTTTCAGTGCGATGCTTCCGTGAAGGAGCGAGCCGAATTTCTCGTGTGGTGGAAGACTGTGTGGGCGGTGCAGACTGCTGCCGCGATGGGCAAGAATTTCAAGGAAAACTACCTTGGTCAACTTCGCAAGAGTTGGGAGGATACGGTGTCTCCGAAGCCTGTGAAGGGTTCCAAGTGGCGCGTGACGGCGGGTCGCAAGTATCCGCACGGCAAGGTGGGCATGATGTTTTGGGACGGCAAGACTCGCTTCGGTGCTGCCATCGGTCTTGCTTGGTCGGACAAGCGTGATGCGAGCGGCAAGTTCACGGATGTGGGTTTCATCAATCCCGCGAATGTGGAGTATGTGCCGAACGATGCCGACCAGCAGATTCTCAACAATCTTATTGAGGATTCCAAGCAGGCAGACAGTCTGTGCGACGAGCGCACCAAGCAGGTGCTTGCGCTGCTGATGCGGTATCCTCCCATCGGTGATACGCCGAATCCGCATGCTCGCGTTTCCCCCTCAAACCTCACGATGGAGATTGGTGGGCAGCGATAATGGCTAACACCTTCTTCATCGGTTGTCCGCACTTCGGGCACGACAACATTTACCGCTTCACTCGTTCAAACGGTGAGCGAGTTCGCCCGTTTGCGAATGCCGCCGAGGGAGATGCGGTAATGGCAGAACGGTGGAACGCCACGGTGCGTTCTGCTGATAAGGTGTATGTGATGGGCGATGTAGCCTTCACGAATCAGGCTTTGAAAATTCTTGGTTCTCTTAACGGTTCCAAGATTCTTATCAAGGGCAACCATGACATTCTGAAGCCAGGCGAATACCTGAAGTATTTCAAGGATATTCGTGCGTATCACAGAATGGACAAGGAGATTCTTTCACACATTCCGCTGCATCCGAATTCCTTGTATCGGCATCAGACTGGCGGATGGTGGCTGAACATTCACGCTCATCTTCACGCGGAAGCCGTGATGGAAATGCAAGATGACCCCGAGGAGCCGATGCGAGCATGTCAGGCGGAAGACCCTCGTTACTTTTCGGTGTGTGTGGAACGAATCAACTACACGCCGATTTCGTTGGAAGAGATTCGTAAGAAAGCAGGACTGTGATGACATCCTCCGCATCATTCAAGCGAGACATCGTGGACGAACTGTTTCGTCGCAACGATGAACTTTCGTGTGCTGCGGGAAGCGAAATACTGCGGTTGCGTCAAGCGATGCGAACTGTTTGGGGCATTTACTACTCCAATCAATTTTCAAACGATGACGCACGAATGTGGGCAATGCTTCAAGTGATGAACGAAACCTTGAAAGACAATCCAAACTATCCGAACTTTTACTGAAAGAAAAAATGAAAACCAAGAAGACCAAGAAGAAGACTGTTCGCAAGACTCCCGTTCAGGAGACTCCTGATATTGTGAAGGAGTTGCGTGAAGCCGCTGCATGGTTCAGCGGGAAGAAGGGTATTGAGTGGCTGCTTGACCGAGCCGCGATGGAGATTGAAAGCCTTCGTGAAGAGGTTAAGGGGCTTGAGGATTACCGAGAAGAAGTTTGGGCTAGAAACTGGCGAGGAGAAGACTGAAAATGAATTGGGAAGTGATTCACTATTGGCTGTTGGTTGAAGATGACTACGGCGGCTACAAGCGACAGGAATGGGTGCAGTTTGTGGTTCACACCAAACCTTTCAAGCATGTTCATCAGTGCCGAGTCTTGGTTCGGGCAGACACCAACGGTGCGCCTGGCAAGATTCTCAGCACTTGGACTGGCACTGTGGAACACGCTCGTCAACTGTGGGAACACTACATCACCAAGCAGAACGGTAGGTATCTCATTCAGAAAACCGAGCGTCGTGGCGACCAATCGTATACTCCCACCAAGTAAGGAAAATTGAAAATGGAATTCACATGGAATCATCGCGTGGTTCACCACGACACCGACCCTGAGAACGAATACTTCGCAATTCACGAAGCGGGGTATGAAAACGGAATCCTTACTACGGTCTCTCCGCACTTTGCAAGTGTGTTGGGAGATACCATTGAAGGATTGCACGAATCTCTCAATCGGTTTCGGGACGCGCTTGCTCATCCCATTCTGCGTCTTTCTGAACTTCACGAACGAGGTCAAATCTTTGCGGAAGAAGGTGGAGCATGAATTGGGCTAAATGGGAAACCAATCAGACCAACAAGGAAAAGTTTATCACTCATCGTTTGGTGATGACTCATCACCTATATGAGAAAGAAACTTGGAGTTTCACTCTTGTTAAAACCGACCCACGAAATGTAATGTGCTGTCACTTTTTTAAAGACAAGTGCATCAACACCATTGAATTGACGGTTGAAAATGCTCGCAAGCAATGGGATAGGCTCGTTAACATGGGAGCAATTCTCGATGTCAAGTAATGCCGCCGATGTGAATGCTCCGTTTTCGATTTACTGTCTGCTGTGCTATAATCGAAGAACAGGACAAATGTGGATGCGGGAATACCTTATTCCGCTCGACCCAAGCCTTAATGGTTTGCGTCGTGGTGGTGGGGTATGGGTGCGAGACTATGAGGCAAACAATCGCACCGCCGTGGCTGCAATGCAGTGTTCCGATTTGCCGAATGCTCGGGCTAATTGGGAACAGGTTTTGCGTTTCTACGAACAGCCTGCTGCGGGATGGGTTTGCAGACTGCTGCCACCCCATCTTCAGCATTGCTTCTACAATCTCACGCAGGAAAACAAGGAACTTCTCCTGAAAGAATTGGCAATTTAACTATGGCCCCTCCACTTTGGATTTACCGGCATGAAGGCAAGGAATACGCAGTCACCGCAGAACAAACTAGAGAGATGTTCTATCTCTTGTTTGATGAAGTGTTGATTGCAGGCAACGAACACAACACCATTTTTCTGATGGACATGATGCAAGCGTTCCGGGAAGGAAAAGATTTATCGGAAACAATGGGACGAATCCAAGACCGATATCCAGCGTTAAAAGGAAATGAAAATGCGTGACGACACCATGACACTATCCAAGATTCACGGCGTTCCTGTAGTGAACAAGCACACCATTCTGTTCAACGGTTTGCAGCAGCACAACATTGTGGAACTTCACTTTTGGAGATTGAAGTCCAACCGCCCACATTGCGTTGCCCTGTTTGCTCGTGAGTGGCTTGGTGCTGCTCCGCGTGGGCTTGGCAGCAACGGGACAAACTGTTGGTATCCGATGGAAATTCGGGAATTAGAGGGTGTGTTCGGCACACCCATGCTTTCCGATCATAAGCCGTTGGCTCCTTTGAGTGTGTTTCACAAGATTGATGCAGACCCAAGCGACTCGTGGAACATGGCTACCCATGAAGCGAACATGAACAACCGCTTGTTCAAGATGTTTGAAGAAGATTACAGCAGAGGCAAGGGCATCTCGGTGAACGGTTGTCAGTTTCTTCTGATTACTCCCGACTTGGCTCGTGTAATTTGGGAGCAGGTTTACGCTCGCGTGTGGGCGCACTCACCCGATGTTTCCACTCGCACATTCGGAGAGTTGACCTCTCACAACAGTTGGGATGAAACCCAATGGAACAGGATTAAACGAGTTTCCCATCCTGAAGACATGAAGAGTCAGCCTCCTCGTTTGCAATGGGGAAGCAGGAATTGGAATATAGGTGTAGATACCGCACTTCCAGATTTCACTACTCCTCGCATTCTTACCGAAGACCTGACGGAGCAGGAGATGGTTTCAGACAAGCAGAAGTTTGATGAAATCATGCAAGGTATTGAAAACTTCATCAACAACTCGCCAAGCAAAACGACGAATTATTACGCTTTGGATGCTTGAGTCGATTTAGACTTTGGCTTTGAAACAGCAGCCTTTGGCTTAACCGCCGAGGCTGCTTTTTTATTTGTAGACTTGCTACGCATCAAGAACCAATACACTAAAGCCATTTTCATGTGGTTGCTAAGTTTAGTGTTGGAATTGAAGAACGCAACACTTCTAACCATATCTTTCCACAAAAACAGACTTTCGGAGCCGCACTCGTTTGCTTGACCAATCTGTATGCCGTAGTTGGCAACAGCCTTTGCTTGAACGGCTCCTTGCCATACAACACCTTCGCGCATATTGCATAGCGGAGTTTGTTGAATCATACCTGCCCAAAGAATTCCACCTTTAAAGTTTCCGATAGCCTTGGCTTGCAAGGCTCCTTCCCACATCACTCCACCTTTAATGTTGAAAAGCGGAACAGATTGAATGGCTCCTTGCCAGACAATCCCATCTTTAAAATTGCAGATAGCACTCTCTTTAACAGCACCACGCCAAACAAATTTGGATTGCTCCAAACATTTTGGGTCGCTTTGCTCGTTTAAGAATGTGCGAAACGATTTCATCTGTTACTTGTTGTGCATCTTCCAAGCGGTAGCATACATTACTTCTTTCCAACGATCTCCGTAACGCTTCTTGAATGCAGCCTTAACTTCTGGCTTTTTTGAGAATCTGCGAGCGGGGCCCGATGGTGGAGACACTTCGTTTACTGTTTCTTTACCAGCAGGACTAAAATCGCCCGAAGCAATCTTACGAAGGTGTTCTAAAAAGTTTGTAACAGGCTTTTTATTGTGGTTTAGGGGATCTCGGAAACCGTAATCTGAACGCATAGCAGACTCCTTTAGCGGGTTTTTTGTATTTAGGGTTCCGCAACCGCCGATACATTATGTATAAATACCCTGGAACCTTATTCTAGGGAGAAAAAATGTATCATTATCAAAAGAAATTGCAGGAAGAAGTCGCCAAGTTTCAACCAAAGAAGGCCGAAACTACACCCGTTGCACCAACCCCTGCTTCAGTTTTGGCGAAAGAAGATCGTGAAGTAACTATTGACGAAATGTTGCAAACACTTTCGGATCGCAATCCTGAAATTGTAATTCCTGTTTCAGAATTTTTCGGATGGTTCAAGAAGTCGGCTACTCCAAACGAGCAACTACTTTTAACTTCTTTCTCTTCAATCGTTCTCCCCCGATTGGCAGCAAAGATCAATCAGAACTCTAATAATCCAGACAAGGTTCTAAGCATTCTAAAGACGGAATGCACACAGAAAGAGAAGGATCTAATCACTAAACTTGCAGGATAAATTATTCCTGCACTATCAAAGCGTTACGCTTTAGGTAAAATTGAATCTGCACAATTGAGCGGAAGTGCTTACTACTATCAAAAGAAGTTGCACGAAGAAGTAAAGCGTTCTCTAACCGAGAAAATTTTTGGGTTTGGTAGCAGAAAAGCCCCACCAAAGATGCCAGAGTTTTACACTCGTCCTCCTCAAGGATGGAAAGCATCAACCATAGAAGATCCATCAGGCCCTGGTATTCCCGCAATCGAAAAGATTATTCCTGGAATCGGAACTATTGTGGTAATGTATTCTGAAGGTGGAATTAAAAAGACATTTGGTGGATTCCGTCAAACTTGGTCGATATACGGAGACTTGAGTTTCATTCCTGATGCTCTTTGCAAGAAAGCAAATGTATGCTCGGGTGGAGATTCCGGAGATGAAAGCACAGTCAATCGAGCCTTTATAAATCTTCGTGACTGGCATGAAATTGTTAAAGGATTCACACAAGCACATAGTTTGGTTATGAAGGGAAGAGTTTGATGTCCAAGTTTTTTCTTGGGCCAAACTTTAGAGAAAAATTAAACATGGGTTCTACTGAACCTATAAAATTTCCTTCTGCAACGCCAGAAGAACAAGCAGCGCAAAATTTATATAATGAACAAGAAGAAATTAAAAAAGAAACCAAATCAAAGAGTAAATCAGATGGCAAAGAATAGAGATGGCACAAAGGCTTTCCGAAAAGGTGGCTACAAAACACGCAAGCGTCCAAAGGGCGTTTCTCGTCAAGGATTGCCGAAACTTTATCCGCCAGGTCACGATGTGACTTTGAGAGCGATAAAAGTTAAAGTTTAAACCAGTTTATAAATCGAGTCTGTTCAGCATTTCGGGCCAATATACTAGACCCCTCGGAGTTGAGGGGTTCTAACTTATAAGGAGAAATGTAATGACACGATTCTTTAGATACTTCGCCGCTGTAGCCGCAGTAGTTTTGGCACACAGCACTTTTGCTCAGACTGCTTCGGCTCCGGCTCCGAAGGCATCACCTGCCATGTTCAACAGCGTATCGGTTGACGAAACCTTGACCTTCTGGGGCAAGAAGAATGTTGATACCGTTACCGAGTTGGACTCAACCGTTAAGGGTAAGTTGTATGACTTGCTCGGTTGGCACATCACTGTTCCTGTGTATTCGCAGGACACTACCGGCTACGGTGCTATCGACCTTGGAGTGAATTACGGTTTGCTCACCGGCGAGAAGTTCCTTGGTTCAGTCACCAACTTCAGCGTTGAAGCGGGTGCATGGATGCCAACAGGTTCGGCTGGTTACAACACCGACAATGTGAACCCACATGTTGGTTTCAATTACGATATGACTTGGGGCTCGGTGGTCTACACACAGACTTTTGATGTGCTGTGGGTTGGCTCATATGCTTATACCCCCGTGTTCGGTAACTACAATAACTACGGTTTGAACGCCGAGTCGTTTGTTGCCTATAAGTGGGATTCACTTGCTGTCGGCTTAGACTTGAATCAGTGGTATACCGAGGGCAGCAATGTTGCTTTCCTTGGGCCAAAGGCTGAGTGGAAGGTCTCCAACAATGTTGACCTGAACGCAGGCTTCGGTATTCCCGTTTGGCAGGAAGTAAACGCTGCCAACGAGAACAGTTGGAATGTCACCGCCGGTATCGGCATCAAGTTCTGATTTTACAATTCAATACTGTCAGAGATTGGGGAGGAGGCGACTCCTCCCCTTTTCTTTTCCTAAATACTTTAGTATTTTTAGAAAGGGGTTATCATGCCTATGATTGAACTACTATCAATGCTTGGAGGTTCCGCTGTTGGCTTCCTGTTCCGCTTCATAGCACAGAAGTCTCAAGACCAAAAGGAACTCTTTCAACAGATGATGCAAGCGAACGAAAGAACCACAAAAAACCAAAACGCAGCAGTTCAAAGAGTTGGGATTGATGTTGGCAGAGGAGTTCGCCAAGTCATCGTTTTGTCAACACTCTTTGCAACTTTCTTGGCTCCGTTTGTTTTGCCGTTCTTCGGTGTTCCAACCTTCGTTGAGGTGGATGCCACACAAACAAATCTGTTTGGCATGGACACCATCAAGAAATACTTTGTAGAAATCAACGGGTTCCTGTTCACATCAGAGAATCGTCAAATCTTGTTGAGCATTGTAGGATTCTACTTTGGTTCAGCAGCAGCAGCAAACAAGTCGTAAAGGAGTAAACATGAAATACCTAATAGGATTAATCACTTCACTCGTTCTAACGGCTTGCAGCACAGCACCAGTTATTGTTCCCGACACAACCAAAGACAATGTGGTTATGAAGAGACTAGAGTGGGAAATACAGAACGGGAAAACTCCAGTAGTTGGTTGGAGTTGGATTCTTTGGTATCTGCCCATAGTTTTCTTGGTTGTGGTTTGGGCGTATAATCAGTATCTAAAGCAGAAGTGCAAAGAGGAAGAAACCACAACAGAAGAAACCAAAAAAGATAATTCTAAATCGTGAAATGAAATCGTTTAAACAATACATTCGTGAAGAAGGGCCGGCGAATGGAACCGGAGTTTTCACTTATGGTTTAGGATTTCAAGCAGACATGGTTCCAACAGATTTTGATGTGGAAAAATATGATGGTTTTGAAAGAACAAAACTTCCTTGGGAAGTTGAGAATGCTTTATATGCCGAGCGTCGTAGAGAAATGGTTGCAAAGTGGTTAAAAGCCGCAGGAGCAAATGCTAAAGAATCAGTTGGAGATCAATCATTACCACAAGTTCCAGATTGGCAAACAGCCAAACGATAAAGGGGAAGATAAATGGCAAATTGGAAAGACATACTAACATTAGGAATATTTGATTATAAAATGGTTTTGAGTTTACTCAACCAAAGTGTCGCAAACACATTATCAACTACGGATATTTTGCCTATTCAATTAGAAGAGAAAGATCAAACACCAGTAATAACTAAACTTATACAAATAAATACAGGAACAGGAACATCTACAAGTAGTGCTGAAGCGTTTCAAAGGTGTATGGCTGATTGTAGAGTAAAAGTAAATCAAAACCCGGATCTATCTAAATGCCCTCCAGGAATATTTCCTCCAGATTTTCCTGATGTGGGGCCTATTCCAATTCAAAACGGCAATAATTGCGAATGTGGCAATCAACAATCATATTATGAGTTTTGTAAAGAGGCAGCAATAATGGCATGTGCAACAAGGCTTCCGCCAGAAGAATGCACGCCAGAAAAATTAAACGAATTCATAGATTCGTGTTACGATCAATCACTAGATAATTGGATAAAAGAATTTGAAGACGCATTAGCGTGTAAAGATGTTGTGGAAAAGTATAAAAAATGTGCTACAAGATGTGATAATTTGTCTAGAGGTAGAGCGCGCAGAAGATTTCCTGGTTATGAAGATCCAGTTTTTGATGAACCAAGTAGCGGAAGCGCAATATGAAAAACAAAAAAGTAGTTACAGTTGTAATACCATCAGAAATCTATACGAATTTCCTACCATCAGGAACGGTTGTAGACCGACCCGGCTTGCCTCTCTTGAAGATTATGGAAGCAGCACCAATGATGGACGGTAGAATTTCTGTGGCTGTAGAAATTTCTCCTACACCCTATACAAAAAAGAAGGGCGACTAAATGGCATCCTTTAGTGATCTATGGGGCAAAATTAAAGGAATGTTTACCGAGGATGATGATAGTCCTCTGAAGCCATCTGGTTCTATAGTTATTCGCTCGTCTGATATGAGACACGAACGACCTGTGGTTACTGTAATGGTTAAAAAACATCGTGACCATCGTGTAGGAAAAGAATCTTACGATTGGGCTCTACGAGAACCTGTTGGAGCAATGCGTAGATTTTACGGAACTCTAAAGAAAAGAAAAGCAGGCGGATGGGTTGCTTTTGCCACGGATGGTCAAACTGAAGCGGTAGAAATACACGAAAGTAAAAATTCTTTGCGAGCCCTTCGTAAAGTTTATAAATCACTTTCTAAAAAGAAAGGCTCTACTGATTTAAAAATTCCTTTGCTTGCCCGAGGAAATGCAATCAGAAGATCCTTGACTTGATCCTATTCATGTGGTAGTATTACCGCATGAGCCAATCTGAAGACAACACTTTTAATAAAACTGCAATTGCAGCAGCAGCATCCACTCTGACGCTTGTGGTTCTTCGTCTTGACGGGCAACTTGATTGGTCATGGAGATGGACTCTTTCACCACTTTGGATTCCTTTAGCATTTTCATTTGCACACGCTTTTTTTCGTGGTATACTTGCAGGACTGAACAAGATCGAGTATAATAAGCGTAACGAGAACAACAATGACTACACTAACTCGTAATGATTACTTAACCATGCTTCGTGATAACATTTGTGTTGTTACTTTTACGAAGCGTGACGGCACAGAGCGTATTATGCGATGCACCTTGAAGAGTGATTTGCTTCCTGCTCCTGTCGCCACAAAGCCAACCACAGAAGTTAAGGTTCGCAAGACTAATCCGGATACGCTCGCGGTTTGGGATTTGGATAAGAGTGCGTGGCGAGGATTTTCAGTAGAACAAATCAAAGAAATAAAACAGGAATCTTAAAAAACTAAGTTCCTGTAGCACAGCCTGGATAGTGCAGATGCCTTCTAAGCATCAGGTCATAGGTTCGAATCCTATCAGGAACGCTTACAAGTTAATATGCTTCGGTAACTCAATTGGTAGAGTAGCCGACTTCAATAGGAGCAGTTTTGTAGGAATACAAAACATGAAACTCGTCAAATTCGGTGGACGGTTGAAAGACCCAACGCCGAGCCAAGCCCGAAAGGGAAGGTGTAGAGACTTGACGGCGGGCATCCAGAACGGATGAAGGCAAAGTCCAGACCACGAACCGTAAGGGCGGCGTAAGCCGAAGTGGTAAGTTAATCGGTAGGTTGTGGGTTCGAGTCCCACCCGGAGCACTAAATACACTCACCTTCTCTTGAAAGGAGAATACATTATGGATACTTATCTTTACGGATTGCTTGGTCTCTCACTCGCGGCTAACGCATTCTCTGCTATCAGCACTTTGGTTGCAAACTCAAAGAAGCGCGACGAGGAAAATCAGAGAACTATTAATTCAATCTATGATGAGTTGAATCGTAAGATTGATAACGCTGCTAAACTGTCCAATCACAATATTAGAGAAGAGATTCGTAATCTTAGTCTTGAGATTGGTGATGCTCGCACGGCTATCAACCAGGTCGAGGACAGTGTTTGTGATCGTCTTTGCGAAGTTGAATATCAGATCGAACGCCTGAACGAAAAGGCGGAACCAGAACTCTGCACTGCTTCAAAGAAGAAGCGCAGATAATTGGGGGATTAGGGGATTGCCATCCCCAATTAACTTTAACATAAGGAGAAAAAAATGGCTAAGTTTGAATCGGGCTCATGCCCTGTTACTGGTGGCTGCGACAAGTTGAATTGCCTTCTTTCCAAGGTTGGAGTCAACCGTAGCATGCTCGTTACTCTCGCCCTGCTTCCGTTCGCTTGGAATGGAGCCTTGTGGCTGAAGAACGCCGTGGTCGCTGTCATCAATGTGGTGATGGGTCTTTTTGGCGGTAACACTCCCGCTTGCTGATAGCGGAGTAGTGCAAGGATGCACCTGCCCGATGGTGTAACGGTAGCACGAGAGATTTTGGTCCTCTCTGTCCTAGTTCGAATCTAGGTCGGGCAATTTTGGAGACAGGTATGGAAAAGTGGAACTTCTATCCGACAGATGATGACGGCAATGAGATTCGTGATCCCGAAACGGTGAAGCGATATCATCAGGCTATCATGTTGTTTGGATTGAAGTTTGCTGAATATGTGAAAGAGATTGATGGTGATCTTTGGAAACGAGCCAATGATTATGCAGCCTCTTTTACAAAAATTGATGGCGTAGAATTTATGAAGGATTAATAAGGGTCGATAGTTCAATTGGGAGAACAATGCCTTTGCAAGGCATGGGTTGGAGGTTCGAGTCCTCTTCGATCCACTACAGGAGACCGCAGTATGAACACACACGGATACATTCCAGGACAAGGCTACAAAGACGGCTATCAAGATCGGATGGCAGGACTAGCCGACCGTTCTGTTTCGTATGCCGTCACTCAACCATATTGGGCTGAGTATCGACAGGGATATGCGGAAGCGGAACGCAACATCATTGAACGAGCCAAGCAAGGAATCAACGAAAGCAAGCGATTCCTTTCTGAGTGAAATATGGGGCAGATGGCGGAGTGGTCTAACGCGGTTGTCTTGAAAACAACAGTAGGTGAACAATCTACCGGGGGTTCGAATCCCTCTCTGCCCGTTAAGCGTCGTTACCAAAGCGGCAACTGGGACAGACTGTAAATCTGTTGTCTTTGACTTCGTAGGTTCGAGTCCTACACGACGCACTTTTAGGGCAGATGGCAGAGTGGTCTAATGCAGCGGTTTACTAAACCGCCGAGGTGAATGCCTCCGAGGGTTCGAATCCTTCTCTGCCCGCTTTGGTCGGATACCCAAGTGGCTTAAGGGAACGGATTGCAAATCCGTGATTTCGTGAGTTCAAATCTCACTCCGACCTTTGACTTGGACTATATACTAAACCATGTGCGTAACATTCTTCCTACAACTTCAATCTCAACTACGAGTGCTTCACTGGCAAACCAAGTCTTATGCCGAACATAAGGCTTTAGGAAAGGCTTACGAAGATCTTGATGGCTTGGTTGATAAGTTTATGGAAGTTCACACAGGCAAATACGGCAATACCTTGGGGAATCCAAGTTTTAGTTTCTATGTTAACAACTACAAGGATTCCAATTCGTTGGGCGTAATTAACGCCGCCATCTATCATCTCACTCACGAACTGCCAACAAAGTTGGATCAGACGGCTGACACCGATCTTTTAAATATTCGTGACGAGATGCTTGCTGTTCTGAATCAGACAAAATATCTGCTTCGTTTAACTTAATCCCTTGACAGGGACGGTTAGCACGATATAATACTCTAGTTGAAGTTACTTGGCCCTATCGTCTAGTGGTCTAGGATAGGAGGCTTTCATCCTCTTGACCGGAGTTCGAATCTCCGTAGGGTCACTAAAAACCTTGATGGGATTGTTAACCCCATCAAAAACCTTTGAACTGTCTATCCATCTCCCTGCTCACTAACAGTAGGAACAAGAGTTTGCGATACAGTCGGGGGGCGTAGTTGGATGTTTCTTCTAGATGGCCACTAGAGAGCATCAGGTCTGCTGCCTTTCTTTTATGGGGAGAGTTCTTTGGTTGAAGGAGTAACAACCATCGGTAGAATCGCTGATGAAATCATTCTAGATAATTCATTAGTGGCGGGTTCGATTCCCGCATCCCCGTCTAAATAATCGGGTTGTTTGAGTGAACTTTTAATGATGAGGAAAACATGAAGACAGCGATGATAACTGGTGTTAACGGTCAGGATGGTTCTTACCTTGCTGACCTTTTGATTTCCAAGGGTTACTATGTGGTGGGTCTGAAGCGTAGAACTTCGTCCATCAATACTGGACGAGTGGATCACATCTACGACAATCCAATCTCAAATTCACAATTCAAGATGCACTACTACGATCTGTCGGACGGAGCGGCAATCGTGCATCTGTTGGATAAGTATCAGCCAAACGAATTCTACAATATTGCTGCTCAGTCGCATGTTGCAGTTTCCTTTGATGTTCCTGAATATACTTCTGATGGTATCGCTCAAGGAACTCTCAAGATTCTTGAAGCCATCCGAACTGTAAGTCCGGCTACTCGTTACTATCAGGCTTCTTCATCCGAAATGTTTGGAGATAGCGATGATTACGATCAGCACGGTTACACGGAAACTAGCCGAATGATGCCAGTATCTCCGTATGCGGTGGCTAAACTTCATGCTCATCACATGACGCGAGTGTATCGTAATGCTTATGAACTTCACGCTTCATCCGGCATTCTGTTTAATCACGAAAGTCCTCGTCGTGGCGAAACCTTTGTGACTCGCAAGATTACTATGGCAGCAGCCAAGATTAAAGCAGGATTGCAAAACAAACTGTTCCTTGGAAATCTTGACTCTAAGCGAGATTGGGGTTTTGCTGGCGATTATGTGGAAGCCATGTGGTTGATGCTTCAGCAAAACACTCCAGACGATTATGTGATTGCCACCAACCGAACTCATACTGTTCGTGAATTCTTGGAAGTAGTATTTGACTACGCGGGTCTTGGTGATTACAATAAGTATGTGGAAATTGATCCAAGACTTTTCCGACCAAACGAGGTTCCCTACCTGCTAGGAAATCCTGCTAAGGCGAAGCGAGTGTTGGGTTGGCAACCAAAGTATGATATGCCTGCTCTTGCTCGTATGATGTTTGATTCGGATTACGCCACCTACAAGGAGTGATAGTATGAAGATTGAAGATGATGTGAAACTTGACTTTGCAGATGTGTTGATTCGCCCAAAGCGTAGCAACCTTGACAGCAGAAATAAAGTTGATTTGCTTCGTCGTTTTAATTTTCGTTTGGCAGCAGGTAAAGAAACAGTTTGGGAAGGCGTTCCAATCATGGCATCAAACATGGACACCATCGGAACTTTTTCAATGGCAGAAGCCTTGGAAAAGCACAATGCCTTGTGTGCTGTTCACAAGTATTACACCGTAGACGATTGGCGTAGAGAAACAAGCGGGTGGTTTGCTCGTCACCCTAATTGTGGACTAGTTTACACAATGGGTATGGGTAGCGATAGCAACAATTTTGCTGAACTTCAGAAAGCACAAGAGGTGATGCGTAACAGTCCTGCTATCAAGTTTATCTGTGTGGATGTGGCTAACGGCTATACTGAAAAGTTTGTGCGATATGTGCAAACCATTCGTGAAGCATTCCCCAACCATATCTTGATTGCAGGCAATGTGGTAACACGAGAAATGACTGAAGCCTTAATTCTAGCAGGGGCGAACATTGTGAAGATTGGAATTGGGCCAGGATCGGTTTGCACCACACGAAAGGTTGCAGGCGTGGGCTACCCGCAACTATCGTGCATCATGGAGTGTGCTGATGCCGCACACGGACTAGGTGGCTATGTGCTTTCGGACGGTGGGTGCACCTGCCCCGGTGATGTAGCCAAGGCATTCGGTGCAGGCGCAGACTTTGTTATGATTGGTGGCATGTTTGCAGGAACTGATGAAGCCGCAGGTGAGGAAACCGAAGACGGCAAAGAATTCTACGGCATGAGTTCCGCTACTGCAATGGAAAAGTATTCAGGAGGAGTTGCACAATATCGTGCCGCAGAAGGTAAGCGGGTTCATGTGAAGCCTGTTGGTCCTGTGGATGGCGTGATGCAACAAATTCTTGGTGGAGTTCGTTCGGCTTGCACTTATGTGGGGGCTGCTCGCTTGAAGGACTTGCCAAAATGCACAACATTTGTCCGAGTTAACCGTCAACTCAATACCATTTTCACCTAACTATAATGGCTCGGACTTTTTGCGGGTATAACTCAGCGGTAGAGTATTGGTTTTCCAAACCAAAGGCCGAGGGTTCGAATCCCTCTACCCGCTTTCTCGGGGTGTAGCACAGTTTGGCTAGTGCGCCTGCTTTGGGAGCAGGAGGTCGTAGGTTCAAATCCTATCACCCCGACTTTGGAGTATATAAAATGACTGAACCTTTTGACCGTGTTAAAGAATTTTTGAATCTTCCGCTTAATCAGATGAATTCTGCTGAGATGGAGTGGAGATTGAATGCCATGTCTCCTGAAGATGCGAAGCGATTGTTTGAAGCAATGGAGAATCCTCCTACGCCAAGTCTTCGTAACGCATTCACTCGTTGGAAGGCATGGCGTAAGCGGTGGGGAACTGCAAACGAAGCACTTGACCGCCTTGCAAAACTTGACGAAGAGTTGGGACTACAATGATTGAAACCGTTGATGTGGTATACGGTCTTGCGTGGGGCGATGAAGGCAAGGGCAAGATTGCCGCTGCTCTTGCTCCCAAATACGATTGGGTGTGCCGATGGAACGGCGGGCCAAACGCAGGACACACCGTGTGGGTAAACGGCAAGAAGCACAAGACCCATATTATTCCTTCAGGCATTTTTGCAGGCAAGCGGTGCTTGATTGGGCCAGGATGTGTAATCAACACCGACAAGTTTTTTGAAGAGATTCGGTATCTGCGTAGCGAAGGGTTTGACACTTCGCTTGTCAAGATTTCTCCTGCTGCTCATATCATTACACAAGCACACATTGATTACGATAAGCGGAACTTGGTGCATCTTGGAACCACAGGTCAAGGAATTGCTCCGTGCTATTCCGACAAGATGATTCGTGGTGGTAAGCGAGCCGCCGAGTATTTCATTAGTGAATGGCTTTGGGACGGCAAACTAGACGGACGGGTGCTGTGCGAAGGCGCACAAAGCGTTTGGTTAGACATTGACCACGGCGATTATCCGTATGTCACTTCTAGCACAACACTTCCGTATGGTGCATGTTCTATTGGTTTCTCGCCGCATAAGATTGGAAGACTGATTGGTGTGGCTAAGATTTACGATACCAAGAGCGGAGTTGACCCACTATTCCCGACTTCTCTATGGGATGACCAAGAACTTGATGCAGTTCTTCAAGCAGGTGGTGAGTTTGGAACCACAACTGGCAGAAAGCGTTTGGTAAATTGGTTGAATCTTGACAAACTGATTCAATCCATGAAACTGTCGGGTTGCACGGAACTCATTATCAACAAATGTGATGTGCTAGAAAAAGTGGGAGTTTTTAAAGTTTACCACAAGGGTTCACTACACAATTTTAAAGATTTAGGCGAACTGAAGGTTTTTATAATTGATGCTATTGGCGATGCAGGAAACTGCGGTCTACCTGTTCACCAAATCACCTTCTCAAGCCACCAGGAGACGATATGAGCGGCAAGCATGCAGCAGGCAAGGGAGATAGATACCGTAAGGTGGATTACGCTTTATGGTCAAAGAATTGGGACGCAATTTTTAAGAAAAAGAAGAAAGCAAATAAAAAAATTGCACCGAAGGGAAAGTGACGGTATACTAAACACTATACCTTAACTTTACCAGACTTGTTGGAGCGGTTACAGCAAGTCGCATTCGGAGAAAGATGATGGAGATTGAAGACTTCGCAGCGCATGCGAATATCGGAGAACTAGCCCGCAAAACTGCTCGTATTGTTGAGTGGGAATTGGAAGGCAAGTTCACCGCATCGCAAGCGTTTGAAGAGATACGAAAAGTTTACTTGTCACTAAAACAATCTACAGAAGAAATCAGGGGAGCCACAAGTGTCTGAACAAATTGAAACCTATCGAAAAGAATTGATTACAGAAATCTCACTTGCTCGCGTGTTCTCACATGTTGAGAAGCGACCGTTTGCTTTGCTTACCGCGTTTCGTGGCAGCAATTCGCTGTCGGTGAATCGTGGACTCAACAAGAAGTTGGAGAATGATATTCGTGCAGCAGGTTTTGGTTTTGAGAAAGTTGTTGGCACTTACGAAGAAGACCTTGGTGACGGCAAGAAGCGTCGTGTTACTGAAGAGTCTTTTATGATTATCGGAGATGATGATAGTGCTGCGAAGGTTGGAGCCATCAAAGGCTTTGCCAAGAAGATGGGCGCAAAGTATGAGCAGGATGCTATCTTTTTCAAGTCGCCTGCCAATCCACAAGGATTAGTCATCGGAACCAAGGCAGAAGCATGGCCTGGTCTAGGTAAGGAAGAACCTGTTGGTGAGTTCAAGCCTAACCGACTTAGCGGCATCTATACTGCACTCAAGACCAAGAACAAGGAGCCAATTAGTGGTTTCAAGTTTGAGGAATTCCATCATCCAATGACTGTAACTGAAATTTGGGTGAAGCATCTTATGAAGAAGAAAGGTTTAGATAATGATAGACAAAATGAGAGAACTTCGTCGTCGTCGTAAGCGTCGTTACGAATCCCGAAAAATTAAGCGTCAGACAGAACTTCTAAATGCGAAGAAGGAAATTCTTCGTAAATTAGAAGATCGTGGTATTCTTCCGCTTTGGATTAAGCGGGAAAAGCAAATCTAAAAAGGTGGCTCGTAGCACAACGGTAGTGCGATCCGCTGTTAACGGATAGGTTGCTGGTTCGAATCCAGCCGAGCCAGTTTAAATATGGAAAAGCGTTATCTAATCACAGGTGGAGCAGGACTTGTTGGAACTTCAGTTCCTTTTGGATTAAAGCCAACTCGCAAAGAAGTTGATCTAAGTAATTACGATCAACTAATTGGTTACATTCGTGACCATAAAATTACAGATATTGTTCATTGCGCTGGAAAGGTTGGCGGAGTTAAATCCAACAAGCAGTTCATCAACGATTTTCTTGTTGATAACTTAACTATCAACGCAAACATTATCAAGGCTTCTCGGGAAGTTAAACGAGCAACCTTCTTGTTGTCTACTTGCATCTTTCCTGAGTTTGCTCACTATCCGCTAACCGAAGAACAAATTCATAACGGCGAACCACATCCCACAAATTACGGATACGCTTACGCAAAGCGAATGCTTGAAGTGGGAGCAAGAAGTCTACGAGAGCAATACAAAGTTAATGCGAAGTGTATTATTCCTTGTAATCTTTACGGAGCAAACGATAATTACGATATGGAAAACGGGCATGTTCTTCCAAGTCTAATTCATCGTTGTTATCTTTCAAAGATTAACAATCAACCTTTTACAATTTGGGGAGAAGGTAAGGCTCTTCGTGAATTTGTATTTTCCGAAGACCTTGGTAGAATTTTACAAATGATTCATGTTGACGAACACTCAACTCCTGATATGATGATTGTTTCTCCAGGTAAAGAGTGGAGCATTCGTGAAGCGGTAGAAATTATAATTTCCGAAATGGGCTTTTCTGGCGAATTGGTGTTTGACAAAACCAAGCCAGAAGGTATAATGAGGAAGCCAACAAACAATACCTTGTTCACGACTTACTTCCCTGATTTTAAATTTACCGACTTGAAGACTGGTCTAAAGAAAACTATTGAGGACTTTCTAGTAAAATACCCGAATGTCCGAAAGTAATGGGACTGTAGACCAACGGCAGAGTCAACGGATTTAAAATCCGTAAAGTATGGGTTCGAATCCCATCAGTCCTACTGTTTGCGAGAGTGGCTGGAATTGGCATACACGGCGGATTCAAAATCCGCTGCCCTCTAAAGGCGTGTGGGTTCGAATCCCACCTCTCGCACTTTTGTTCAGATTGTGTTATACGATATCTACTCACATGGAAACAATAGCAACAATCTTTTTCATCGTTTCGGGAATTTCCGCACTCGCAGCCTCGCAAATCAAGTTATATACTTGGGCGTATTCTCAAGGATACGGTCACGGCAAGCATGCCGGATTTAGTGAAGGCTTATTTAAAGCCTACGAGCGACAGTCTCGTAGGAAGGAGAAACTATACCATGACGCTACCATATGAATCTTATTGGGCAGTTGTTAAGACTTCAGAATTTCTGAAGGAACTTATGGGCAACACCAAGATGGGCAAGGATGCAATTCGCAAGCAGGCTCGTGATTTGCTCAAGCACTATCCGTTTGACTTTGATGTTGAACTGTGGATCAAGAACAACGAGAAGGTGATGTGCGAATGGGGCAAGCCCAAGGCAAGTGAAAAGGGATACATTGCTATCGGTCGTCACGATCCTGTAGAGTATTCTCCCAAGCATGGCGGTTGGATTTTCTGGCAAGAAACATGGGCAGACTTTCATGGGCCCTTTGTTAACGAAGCAGAATGTCAGGCTGCTCTGATTCAATACTGCAAAGAACTTGATGCTGGCGAAAAGTCCAAGGAACTGGCAGCAGAGAAGGCTGAAGAAAAGCGAAGAAACGATCTGTTGAAGACTAATGCATTTTCTCCACCAGAACTAAAGGAAATGGTTGCCAAGGTTAAGAAGTCTTTGGCAAAGAAGGAAAAGAAAACCAAAGTCAAGAAGTAAGAAATAGTCGGTGTGGTGAAATTGGCATACACGAAAGATTTAGGTTCTTTTGCCGCAAGGCGTGTGGGTTCGACTCCCTCCACCGACACTAATAGTCCCTTAACTCAACGGCTAGAGTGCTTCCTTTACACGGAAGAAGTTGTAGGTTCGAATCCTATAGGGACTACTTTCGCCATCTTAGCACAGTGGTAGTGCACCTGATTTGTAATCTGGAGGTCGTGGGTTCGAATCCCACAGATGGCTTTACATGCTAAACCTAAACATACCAAATTTTTTCTGTCTACTTCGTCGTGAGCATATGTATCAGCACAAGACTCACAAGGGCGAGTTTGATAAAGTTATGGTGTTTGGTGCTCAATCTAATCCTGAGCGAGCAATCCTGTTTCATGTTCTAACAGATAATGGTTTGGTTCGCAGTCGCGTTCCTATTCACATGCTTTGCCATCGTGAAGACGCACCCGAAATACCACTAGACCATCTTCAGTTATGGGATTGCTTTTCCATTAATTCAACTGTCACCACATACGAACCTCTTCGTGGTTCTCGTTGTAAGGTTATCCTGAAAGACGGTAAAGCGTATTGGGGGGATTACATGACAACTTTTGATTGGTATAACAACGCATACAGCGATGAGCCGACTCAATACAAGTGCTTGCATATGATTCGTTTGGATAACGGATGCTTTGCTCTACAGCCAAACAACAGAATCTATTGGAAGCATATGTCGTTTGTAACCAAGCCATTCCCTGAGAAGCCTGACTACAAGGTTGACGATAAGATTTTCCGATGCGAGGGAACAAGCGACCGTTGGGTTATTGATTGCGATGATGATAGTTACTACTACGATTTGAAAAATCAAAAGCAGTAATTTTATAAATAATTCTGTCCTTCTCAAAAGGCTAGATTAACCAAAAACTAGCCGTCTTACAAGGACAGATTGGAGCCGCGTATGCGTAGACCGAGGAGTTTGGTCATGGCGAGCGTGCTACTAACGCTCGCAAGCGTGCTTACAGCAGGACAGGTATCCTGCCAAAATAATAAATCAAATTGCGATTGCAATGGTTACAACCAACAGGTTGTGGAAAGAGTTGTTGGAGCGAACGCTGTTGTTCACTACAACGGATTGCCTCTTGGTTCTGGCATTGCATATCGCAAGAACGGCAAGTTGTATGTGCTCACAGCAGCACATGTGATTGAAGATGAGGAACAAGTTAAAACTAGAAGATGGATTTTTCCTGATAATTATGTGGAAATAGATTTTATTCCCATGTTTCAAACGCCTTCTGTTGATAACACTTGTGAAGATAAAACATGGGGAACAAAAAAGATAGAAGTTACTCTGTTTGCGGGAGAGTTAGAGTCTCCAATAAGCAAAGAAACTTGTAAATTGGTATTCAACGATCCAGAATATGATCTAGCAATTCTAGAAGTGGCAACCGATAAACCATTGACACCGCTCGTTAAAGGATGCGTTTTTGATTATGCTACTCCACGAATGGGAGTGCCTGTATACATCATGGGAAACCCATCATCGGATTATATGAGTATTACTCGCGGTATCATTGGAAACAATCACAGGAGCCGGAGTTCACTATCCGAGCATCTACCCTATTATTATCAAACAGATGCTGATGGTGCTCCAGGCTCCTCAGGCGGCGGATTGTATCGTGCAGATTCCGGGGCTTGCATTGGTGTAGTGGTTATGCTAAACTGCCAAAACTGGCAGATCTATTCTGTGCCAGCCTCGTTTTTAAAAGAGACGCTGCTACGACACAATCAAGGAGAATTACTTCCACCTAGTGCTTGACTTCTCCTGAGTTCGTGGTAGTATACCACAACCTTTGAAGGAGATTACACTATGAAGATTTCGCACGACACGCTGGCAGTTCTGAAGAATTTCAGCACTATCAACAGCAACCTGATTGTGATGCCAGGCAACACCTTGAAGACTATCAGCCCAACCAAGAATATCATGGTTGAGGCGGAAGTTCAGGAGGACTTTCCGATAGAGTTCGGTGTTTGGGATTTAAGCAAGTTCCTTGCAACTGTAAGCATGTTCAAGGAGCCGCACTTCGAATTCGAAAACAACCATGTGGTAATTAAGTCGGAAGGTAGTCGAGCCAAGGTTCGCTACTATTATTCGAATCTTGAGATGCTTGATCCGCAGATTCTGCAAATCATCAAGAGCGGCAAGAGTTTCAACATGCCAGAATCTGTTGTGGACTTCACTTTAGATTCCAAGGATTTCAACGAGTTGCAGAAAGCGGCAGCAGTTCTTGCTGCTCCTGACCTTGCTCTTCGCAACTCTGGCGACCGTCTAACCTTGAATGTGTTTGACCGCAAGGACAGCACAGGACACACCTATTCGATTGATGTGGGTGAGTATGACGGCGATGATTCTTTTGAGTTCATGTTCAAGTCGGAGAATCTAAAGATGATTCCTGGCACTTACGAAGTTAAGGTGTCCGACAAGAAGGTGGCTCAGTTTGAAACCAAGAATCAGGCGTTGACCTATTGGATTTCTTTGGAAACTGACAGCAAGTTCACCAAGAGCAAGAAGAAGTCCAATGCTGCCGTTGGTTGAAAAGTATAGACCAAAAACGGTTGCAGACTGCGTTCTTCCGAAGGCGATTAAGTCCACCTTCGAAGGTGTAGTGCAGTCAGGCGAAATCCCGAACATGATACTGTCGGGAACCGCAGGCTGTGGTAAAACAACCATAGCCCGTGCGATGTGTTCGGAACTTGGGGTGGACTACATGTTTATCAATGCGAGCGAGGAGGGCGGCATTGATACACTACGCACCAAGATTCGAAACTTCGCTTCAACCGTTTCTTTGAATGGTGGCAAGAAAGTTATCATACTTGATGAAGCCGACTATCTGAATCCACAGTCCACACAGCCTGCTCTTCGTGGTGCTATTGAAGAGTTTGCTGTGAACTGTCGGTTCATTATGACTTGCAACTACAAGGCTCGTATCATTGAGCCGCTACACTCTCGTTGCACTGTTGTTGACTTCAAGATTCCTGCGAAAGAAAAGCCGCAACTCGCTGGCGAATTTCTTGAGCGAGCCAAGCGAATCATGGAAGCAGAAGGCATCGAATATGAAGAGAAAGCAATTGCTGAACTCATCATTCGTTACTTCCCTGACTTTCGCAGAATCCTCAACACGATTCAACGGCACTCTGTTTCAGGAGCAGTAAATTCTAGTGCTCTTGCTACTGGCAAGGATGTTGATATCGACCAGTTGGTGAAGGCGATGAAGAACAAGTCGTTTGCTGATATTCGTAAATGGGTCGCGGAACACTCGGACACCGAACCTGCAATGATTTTCCGGCGTATTTATGACGGACTTCAAGACAAGATGAATTCGGGATCTATACCGCAAGCAATTCTTATCTTGAGCGAATATCAATACAAGGCTGCATTTGTGGCTGACCAAGAATTAAACATGGTTGCATGCTGTTTGATGCTTGCTTCAGATTGTTCTTTCGATAAATAAGGGTATATGAATCCCAAAATAAAAAGCCTAAACGATTTAACAATCGCACTTCACGAAGTAAACAAGAAGTATAAGATTGAAGATTTCATTGAGGCCTACAGGAAGGCTGTTGGCGATACTAACGATGAAATTTTAACAGAGTTGAAAAATGATGGTGCTTCGAATCCATTTCAAAAAATTATCAATGTTTCAGGTAAAATAACAGACGAAATGGTAGAAAAACTGATAGAGTCTACGGCTGATCTTACAGAAACATATAATTACACCGAATATCTTGATGAGTGTAATTATTTAAGAGATTTGTTTCTCAAAGACAGACGAAATTACTTTTCCTCTAAAGTTGTTGGAAGCAAAAAGAAAAATGATAACAGCAGCATATCCAGCGTGTTCGAACTAACTGGAACCGCAGATATTATTATTGGGGACTTTTTAGATAAAGTTTTAACAAAAATATACCCAACACACCTTGATATTGTGTATGAGGATCTGAATGGGGAAAAAGTAAAAACCAAGATTCGCCATCGACCTTTAGCAATAACAAAAGAGCATGTGGAAGCCCCTTTGATTGACCGCCATCACGGCATTAACGCTTACGATTCTTTTTTGCTTAGGTCTTTTTACGATATCAAGAAAAATGATTGGGTTTATATTCCAATAAGACTAATTATTAAAATTGATTGTGATGCTGATATAGTCGGACTAGTTGAAGGTATACAATGAATCCGTTTGATTTTGTTAAAAGTATAAACGATAAAACCAATAATCTGATAGATCAGGATCCAGACACCGAAAAGGCATATGTTCCTTTTATTGTGAATCGCGCCTTTTCACAGTTTCCAGACACCGTAATTGCTGCTAACACAACTAATTGTATGCATCATATTGATCGTAAATTGCAATACGATTATTTGTATTACACACTAAAACCGCGTAAACGATTCTCTAAATGGATTAAGCCGGAGTGGGATGAGTCTTCAGAACAACTTGTTGCAGACTACTATAAAGTGAGCAGGGTTAGAGCCAGAGAGTATCTTTCCATGATGACCGAAGAAGATCGGGAAGAACTAGCAAAACGAACTAATACGGGCGGGGTCAAGAAATAAAAAAACTAAATACTCCTTGTAGCACAAATAAGGAGTCTACAATATGTCTTCACTAATTGATTCGTTTATTGAAATTGATCTTCCCGCTCCCGAGAATTTCTTAAAGGTTAAGGAAACCCTTACCCGAATTGGAATTTCCTCAAAAACTGAGAAAAAATTGTTTCAGTCTTGTCACATTTTGCACAAGAGGGGCAAGTATTATCTCGTTCATTTCAAAGAATTGTTTATGCTTGACGGTCTGCCCACAGATTTTCCTGATGCAGATAAAGCAAGAAGAAATACCATTTGTAACTTGCTTGCCGAATGGAAATTGATTACAATTAAAGACCCAAGTAAAACCAAAGAACCAGTTGTTCCAGTTTCTTACTTGAAAATTTTACCGTTCGGTCAGAAGAATGATTGGCAATTGGTTCCAAAGTATAACATTGGAAGAAAAAAATCTTCATCAAGTTACGAAACTTACGATCCTGATGCAGAAGAATAACAATAAATAACTACAACCTTTTTATATCATGCCATGAGTGACTTGACCCTAAAGTATAATAAGTTATGGATTGATTCTTTCGATCCCGTATTCGCAACCGAACAATCTGCCTGTTTTGATATCAAAGCATATTTTGGTAGCAAAACACGGATTGTCGATGCTTACGATAAAAACAACACACCCCACAAACTACTTGCGGCGTTTGAGCGTTCAGACTCTCCGCCGTTCTTGATGATTCCTCCTGATGGAGTTAGAGTTCTTATTCCCACAGGAATCGTGTTTGATATTCCTGAAGGATACTCGGTTCGTTTACACGCCCGAAGCGGATTGGCAATTAAAGGCGGCATTGTGCTTGCCAATTCAGAAGGAATAATTGATTCGGATTACACCGATCAACTTATGGTAGCGGTTATGAATTTGTCAAACACGCCAGTTCGTGTTACTCATGGCGACCGAATTTGTCAGGGGGAAATGATTCCTGTTTTGAAATACTCGCTACACCCCACCGATGAGCGAGTTCAACCCAAGACTAGCCGAAAAGGTGGATTCGGCTCTACCGGAGTTTCTTAAAATGACACGCGATGAACTTTTAAATATGCATGAAATGATTTGTGATAAGGGTCGCAGCCTGATGCGTAAAAAGAATGCTGATTACGCTGGCAACGATGGATTGGAGCCTTTTGCAAATTTCACCCGAGTAGAAGCAATGGGTATTTGCAGCACAGAACAAGGATTCTTGGTTCGCATGACCGATAAGATGAGTCGCCTTTCATCTTTTGTTGAATCTGGAAAATTGGCTGTTGAAAATGAATCTTTCGAAGATACCATAATTGATATTGTAAACTACTCGGTTTTGATGTATGCTTATCTACATGACAAGAAAGCCCAATCTGCTCCCCTGTTCATTGCTGATGTTAAGCCTTCTGATGTTGTTCACACCAACGGCAATGGCTGCTGCAAAACCACAATCAAGCAAGACGACCCCACAAGACCTCTACAAACCTATTACATTTCCTCTCCGTGGAAAGACACCACAAGAAACTCGTAAGTTCCTTGATGCAATACGCCAAGTAGAAAGTCAAGGAAACGATAAGGCTGTGGGAGACTACGGCAATGCTATCGGTAGTTATCAGGTTTGGCGGGACTACTGGCAAGATGCGGTAGACTATGACAAAACTATCGGAGGTAAGTATGAGAACTGCTTTAATCGAAATTATGCGGAGCGTGTTGTTGTGGCTTATCTCAACAGGTATGCTCCTGAAGGCGCATCTTGGGAAACCTTAGCCCGTATTCACAATGGTGGGCCTAAAGGTTACAAGATTAAAGCCACGGAAAAGTATTGGAAAAAGGTGAAGCGTGAACTCGAAAAGCAAAAGTGAATCGGTAGACATTATTGAGCGAACCAAGTCTTACGACAAAGAACATTGTTGGCAGTATGATATACGCTTAAACAATCTTCAACAAGATTTGGCGGAAGCCGACCTGTCTAAAGAACAAGCAGCCGAACTGCGTGTTTCCGATTTCATTTTCAAACCGCTTACAACGGAAGCCGAGAAGCGGGAAGCCACAGAATTCATCAAGCGTCACGAATGGCTTGGCAATCTTTCTCAATACACCACGCATTGGTTTGGGGCGTATTATCATGCTCCAAATCAAGGATTGATAGGCAAAGATATCATGGCGGGAGTTATCCTGATGAATTTGCCGAACGCTTTCTCAAAACTGCTTGGCGAAAATACCAAAGAGATTGAACGATTGGTTAGCCGTGGTGCTTGCGTATCATGGAGTCCAAAGTGTTTGGCTAGTTCTTTTCTGATGTGGAGTATTAATTGGATGGTTAAGAATACGCAGTATCGGTTGTTTACTGCTTACTCTGACCCGACTGCGAAAGAGTTGGGAACCATCTATCAGGCTTGTAACTTCTATTACCTTGGTCAAGATTCAGGAACCACAACTAGGTATATCAATCCGTATACCGGCAAAGTAGTGAGCGACAGATTCTTTCGTGTGCGTAGTGCATACAAGAAGTATGCGAAAGAGTTGGGCATTTCTTGGGAAAAGGATTGGAACAACGACCAAAAGATACTTTGGGAAAATATCCCTGATGAGATTGAGCAGCGGTTGCGAGAGCATTCCAAGGAAAAGCAGAAGACATCAATCAAAGTGGAAATGCCTAGCAAACATAAGTATGCGTTTGTGTTGGGCAGAACTAAAGCAGAAACCAAGAAACTACGGCGAGAGTTTGAGGAGCGTAATCCTCCGAAGCCGTATCCAAAGCAACGAGGCAAATAATGAGTGAAATTAAACCATTCGGATATTCTTACTATTTGGACATGTATAATTGTCGCGTCGGTGCAGCCGATGATTTGGAGTTGCACTATCGTTTTCTTGAGCGAGTTGTAGACAAGATTGGCATGACACGCATGAGTCAGCCTGTAGTAATGCACGGCCCAACCAATCACGGCACGGAACTATATCCCGACAAGGCAGGAGTGAGCGGTTGGGTTCCACTCATTGAGAGTGGTATTCAAATTCACTCAATGGAGCCAAAGCGATTCATCACGCTTGATGTTTATTCGTGCAACAAGTTTGACAAGGATATCATTTTGAATTATGCTAGAGAATGCTTTGGCTTTGCGTGGCACGAAGAGCAGTTCTTTGTGCGTGGAACCAAATATGGAGATATCGCGTGAACACACATCGCATAATTCTTGGTGATTGTATTGCAGGCATGAAGACGCTGCCAGATGGCTGCATTCACACTTGCGTAACTTCCCCACCGTATTTCGGCTTGCGTTCCTACGAGGGTGGAGATGAGGAAATCGGTCAGGAAGAAACTGTAGAAGAGTATGTGCAGAAGATGGTGGAGGTGTTCCGCGAGGTGCGTCGTATTCTTCGTGATGACGGAACACTTTGGTTGAATCTTGGCGATTCTTACATGGCAGCAAAGAATTGTGCTCCTCCACCACAAACCATCGGTGGTCAGCGTGGTATGCCAACCGACTTTGTGCCAGGCAATCGTAAAGACCAAAAGGGATTGAAGACGAAAGACCTGATTGGAATTCCGTGGCGAGTAGCGTTTGCCCTGCAAGCCGATGGTTGGTGGCTGCGTCAAGATATTGTTTGGCACAAGCCTAATCCTATGCCTGAGAGTGTTACCGACCGATGCACTCGTGCTCACGAATACATTTTCATGCTCTCCAAGAAATCGCACTACTATTATGACCATGAAGCCATCAAGGAGACCGCTGTTAGTGCTCCGCATGCTCCTGGCAACAAGAATCGCACACAACCTGAAGATAAGGGAGCCCGTGACCCTGCTTTAGAGCCTGAGCGATTGTGGGGTGCAGACGGCAAAAAGAACAAGCGTTCCGTATGGACTGTGAACACCAAGGGATACAAGGGCGCGCACTTTGCGGTGTATCCCAAGGAACTAATTACTCCATGTGTTCTTGCAGGTTCGCCTGTTGGTGGAACGGTATTTGATCCGTTCACAGGCAGCGGCACAACCGCTGTGGTGGCGTTAAACAACGGTAGAAATTATATTGGCACAGAACTGAACCCCGAGTATGTTAAGATTGCGGAAGACCGAATTCGTGAAGAAGTGGCAAACTCATTACAAGGATTTTTAGCATGAACAAGTTGAGACCGATTGGTAAGTGGATTGAAGTGCAGACTGTTGGTGGTGGTGAAAAGAAGACCTCGGAAGGTATCATCTACACCGAGAAGATTAACTCACAATTGGTGTGGAGCACGGTGATTTCTGTTGGTGATAAACTCACCGAAGATGTCAAGGTTGGCGACAAGGTGCTGTGGGATATTTCTAAGATTCGTGGACAAGGATACGGCAGAAACAATCTGATTCATCAGGATTGGATTTCTATGGTTGAACGATGAGTATCTTCGGCATAAAAAATGCTGACTCAAAACAGATATTAAAAACTCTGCCCTCAGATTGGGCAGATGTTTGTTTTGTAAATCCACCCTGGTGGCGGATCGCAAGATATGATGGTAGTCTTGGAACAGAATTAACCTTAGACGAGTATTGCCAGCATTTGATGGAATTTTTTATAGAGGTCAAACGAGTCATAAAACCATCAGGATGTGTTTGGCTAACAGGTAATAAAATTAGAAAATCAAATCATCTTCGTTACGCTTCACCAAAGCCTGGTATTGCTAGAACTTTTTCTCGTGTTTGTGATTATCTTGAAAAAGATGGTTGGACGATTCAGGAGGAAATTGTTTGGCATTTTTCTAAAGGTATGACAGAATCGTTCAAACAAAATGATATAGCACCAAACACACATGCTTATATTGGATTGTTGACAAAGAGTAATTACTGCGCTTTTGATCCAAACAAAGTTCATGCAAAATTTAAAGATACAAGTGTTTGGACGGATGATGCTCCAAAAGTTTCAAAGTTTTATTCAATATCTCCAAAAATTGCTGAGTCTTGTATTCTAGCCACCTGCCCACCAAGAGGAATTGTGTTAGATATCTTTGCAGGAAGCGGAACTTGTGGTATAATCTGTAAGACACACGGACTAAATTATTTGGGTATAGAGATAGATCAAGAAACCGCAAAAATTGCACAGGATAGGATAACAGATTGAAATTTTACACCCATGTTGCTGTTAGAGGTTCTCATATCCTTTATCGTGGATACGAGAACGGTAAGCGGATAGCCGAAAAGGTTCCGTTCATGCCTACTTTGTTTGTGCCTGCAAAAGGCAAGAAGACGGAGTGGCAAACTCTTGACGGCAAGTATGTTGAGCCTTTCAAGCCAGGTTCCATCCGCGATTCCAAGGATTTCATTAATGAATACAAGGGAGTGGCAGGCTTTGAAATATTCGGAAATACGGAATGGTTGTATCAATACATCGGAGAAGCGTTTCCTGATGAAGTGGAATACGACCCATCTAAACTAAAGGTGGCTTTTATTGATATTGAGACGGAATGCGAGGGAGGCTTTCCGTCCATCAAGACTGCAACCGAACGAGTGAACGCTATCACTCTCAAGGTAGGCAACAAGGTATTGGTGTTTGGATTGGGTGAGTTTACGATTCCTGATGCGAAGTGTTTCCAATACGACGATGAGAAGCACATGTTGCGAGACTTCCTTGCAGCATGGGAAGCAATGGATATAGACATTGTGACAGGATGGAATGTCAACTTCTTTGATATTCCGTATCTTGTGAATCGTATCACTCGCCTGTTTGACGAGAAGGAAGCCATGCGTCTTTCTCCTTGGCGAGAGATTCGTTCCCGCGAAGTGGAAGTAATGAACAAGAAGAACGAGGTATATGACCTGCTAGGCATCGCTACCTTGGACTACTTTGACCTGTATCGTAAGTTCACTTATGTGACCCGAGAAACCTATAAACTCGACCATATTGTTTGGGTGGAGTTGGGCGAGCGCAAGAAACACTACGATGGGACTCTAGCAGAATTCTACAAGAATGATTTTCAACGATTCATGGAGTATAATCACCACGATACTCTGCTTGTAGGAATGCTTGAGAACAAACTCAAATTGATGGAACTTGCTCTAGCACTTGCATATTCCGCCAAGGTGAATCTGAACGATGTGTTCTCGCAGGTTCGCACATGGGATGCCATCATCTACCATCACCTGACCAAGAAGCGAATTGCGATTCCCATGAAGGGAAATGCGGAAGACAAGGAAGATAAGTTTGAAGGTGCGTATGTGAAAGACCCTATCGTTGGAGCACACGATTGGGTTGTGAGTTTTGACTTGGACTCGCTGTATCCGCATCTCATCATGCAATACAATCTGTCGCCTGAAACCAAGACTAGTGCCGGAACTCGCAACAAGTTTAGTGTGAACGACTTCCTCGCGGGTGCGGGTGCGAGCGAAGGCGCGAGAGATTATCTTGATAACATGCGAGTCAAGAATCTTAGTGTAGCCGGTAACTGTGTAGCATTTCGTAAGGACATACAGGGATTCTTGCCGAAACTTATGGAAACCATGTATGAGGAACGCAAGGCTTTCAAGAAGAAGATGTTGGAAGCCAAAGCCGCTCTAAAGAAACTTGTGAATCCTACACCTGAACAGGAAGCACAACTAAAACTTGACATCACCAAGTATCATAACTTTCAGTTGGTTCGTAAGATTCAATTGAACTCGGCATTCGGTGCTTGCGGCAATCAATACTTCCGCTACTATGACCAAGAGATTGCCGAGGCTATCACCATTTCAGGACAGGTATCCATTCGTTGGATTGAGAACGGCTTGAATGGATTCTTGAACAAAACCCTGAAGACAGCAGGAGTCGATTATGTGATAGCATCAGATACCGATTCTGTATATCTACGATTAGGTTCGCTTGTAAAGCAAGTGATGCCCAACGAAACTGACCCACAAAAGATTACAAAGTTCTTGAACAAGTTCTGCAACGAGGTGTTGCAGCCGTTCATCGACAAGCAGTATGCTGCTCTTGCAGAACAACAGAATGCCTATGCTCAAAAGATGAGAATGAAGCGAGAAGGCATTGCATCTAAAGGAATTTGGACTGCCAAGAAGCGTTACATGTTGAGCATTTGGATGGGCGAAGATGATGTTCTTCTAAGCAAGCCTGAAACTAAAATCATGGGTCTTGAAACCGCGAAGAGCAGCACCCCTGAGATTGTTCGTGATGCTTTAAAGAAAGCCATCGGTATTATCATGGTGGGCAAAGAATCTGAATTGCGAGAATATGTTGCCGAGTTTAAGACTGACTTCTTTGCTCGTTCGGTGGAAGAAATTGCGTTCCCGCGTGGATGCAACGGATTGAAAGAGTATCGGGATGACACCACCATCTATCGCAAGTCTACTCCACTTCATGTTAAGGGAGCCTTATTGTATAACCATTGGCTTCGTGAAAAGGATTTAGGAAAGCGATATCCTAAAATTGGCGATGGTGAGAAAATTAAGTATGTTTATCTGCGAGTTCCCAATCCGATTCGTGACAAGGTTATTTCTTTTTCAGCCGGAATTCCCAAGGAGTTTGGACTAGAGGCGAAATACATAGACTATGACACTCAATTTGAGAAGTCGTTCGAAGAACCTCTGAACGCAATCTTAAATGTAATCGGGTGGCAGATGCGAGAAGTTAGCAGTCTAGAAGGCTTGTTCACATGGACATGAATGGAATAATTTTTATAACTAGTTTATGCTTTACAATATTAGTGGTTTTTCACATAATAACCGAACACATTAAAGATAAACGATACCATGAACATGAACTACGAGAAAAACGGAAAAGAGTGAGGGACGCTCTTAAAAGACTTGACTGGAAACAAAAAGTGTGATACACTAATACAATGGAGAATACACAATGAGTGACTTTTTAAAGAGTATGATTCGTGCGTCAGGTAATGAGTTTGCTTCGCTAGCCGAAGATGGAGTTGAAGGAGATATCACGGGCTTTGTGGATACTGGCTCGTATTCTTTCAACGCTCTTCTGTCAGGCTCGTTGACTGGCGGTATTGCCAACAATAAGATTCTAGGTATTGCAGGCGAGTCTGCCACAGGCAAGACCTATTTTGCTTTGGGTATCGCCGCACAGTTCTTGAACGATAATCCCGAAGGAGCGATTCTTTACTTTGACTCCGAGCAGGCTGTCACTAGCGACATGATTAAGTCACGCGGACTTGACCCGAATCGCGTTGCCGTATTCCCTGTGGCAACCGTGGAGCAATTCCGTCATCAGTTGCTGCAAATTATTGATAACTACGGCAAGTTGGATGAGAAGAAGCGTAAGCCGTTCTTTGTGGTGTTGGATTCGCTAGGCATGTTGAGCACCAGCAAGGAAACCAACGACACGCTTGAAGGCAAGGAAGTGCGAGACATGACCCGTGCTCAGGTTATCAAGGGTGCGTTCCGTGTGCTTACTTTGAAGTTGGGTCTGCATAACATTCCTATGATTGTTACGAATCACACCTACGAGGTAGTTGGTGCGTATGTGCCAACCAAGGAGATGGGTGGTGGCACAGGACTAAAGTATGCGGCTTCAACCATCGTTTATCTTTCCAAGAAGAAGCACAAGGTGGATGACGAAGTGGTTGGCAATATTGTTCATTGCAAACTCTACAAGGGTCGTCTTACCCGAGAGAATAAGATGATTGATGTTCTTCTAACCTTTGATAAGGGACTTGACCGATACTACGGTTTGGTTGACCTTGCTCTGAAGCAGGGAGTGTTCAAGAAGGTTTCCACCAAGATTGAATTGCCAAACGGCACAACCGCCTTCGAAAGCCAGATTGTGAAGAATCCAACCAAGTATTTCACCGAAGAAGTGATGAAGGCTTTGGAAACAGCAGCAGCCAAGGAGTTCAAGTATGGCTCCGACCAGGAAGGAGCAAACACCAATGAACCCTCGGAAACCGTTGAAGCGGAAGGATGAGATAATCGTCTATCCTGAGTTTGAAGCCGCGTTCTTAGGCAACCTGCGTAAGTTTGGTCAGACCATGCCTGTGGCTGTTTATGACTACGAGAAGTGCTTGGACATTTTGGTGGCGCAGGGTATGGATGTGGTTGATGCCTACGAGTGGTTAGAGGTTAACACTCTAGGCGGCTATCTTGGTGAAGGAACTCCTGTGCTCGTTAACCGCTGCACTATAGAGGAATTCCACGAGGAGGCAGAACTACATGGCGAAACTTCTGATTAAGTTACCAAGCAGATCGCGTCCGGCTAAGTTCATGGAGGTATTCAATCTCTATAAGAATATGGCATCCGGCAAGCACGATGTTCGGTTTTTGTGTTCGTTTGATCTTGATGATGCCACTATGAATAATCCTGGTATTCGTAACTGGATTGCCAAGCAAGGCGATTCCGTTAAGGCGTTTTGGGGCAATTCAAAAACCAAGATACAAGCCATCAATGCCGACTTGGAACACGCAGGAGATTACGATGTTCTCCTGCTAGCATCAGATGATATGATCCCTCAGATGCAAGGCTACGATGATATTATCATGCAGGATATGCAGACCTACTATCCTGATGGTGATGGTGTTCTGCACTACAACGATGGTAAGCAGGGAGAACGATTGAATACTTTGTGCATCATGGGCAAGAAGTATTTTGATCGTTTTGGTTACATCTACAATCCTGAATACATTAGTGTTTATCCTGATAATGAATTTACTGATGTCAGCAGGATTCTAGGAAAAGCCACCTACATCGACAAGGTTATCATTCGTCACTTTTGGATAGAGATTGGTGTTGACGCTCTATACATGCGTAACGAGAATCGTGAACTCTACGCTCGTGATGGAGCCTTGTATCAAAAGAGAAAGGAAGCAAACTTCGGTTTGTCACAACATGCCAACGCCTCCTAATGAAATCTTACTAAGTGTTCTGATTCTTTCTATTCCCTCTCGTCTTGAGAAGTGTCTGATTCCAACTTACAATCGTTTGTTGGAGCAGATTGGAAATGAGACCTGCGTTGAGGTTCTAACTCTTGTAGACAACAAGAGCATGAGCATTGGCGAAAAGCGTCAGGCTTTAATTCAATCTGCTAGAGGTAAGTGGATAGCATTTTTGGATGATGATGACGCGGTATCCGAAGATTATATTGCAACCTTGATTGAAACCTTGAAGAATAAGCCTGCCGATGTGATTAGTTTTGAACAGCATTGCTCGGTAAATGGCAGAGAGTTCAAGGTTGATTTCCGTATGGGTAATCCTCACGAAGGACTTAAGCAGAATCCTGATGGAAGTCTAGGCGATATTAAGCGTCCTCCGTATCACATGTGCGTGTGGGCAACCAAGATCGCAAAGAATATTCCATTCCGTGCCGTTTCATACGGAGAAGATATTGATTGGTGTATGCGAATGTATCCGTTTGTGACAAGTGAAACTCACCTAGATAAAGTGCTTCACTACTATCAATATGATGACAGAACATCGGAAAGTATACAATATGCAAAGCGATAAGAAGCATCTTCTTTTAAAGTATCCAACTCGTCAGCGTCCATCCAAGTTCATGGCGAACTTGAATTCTTACCTTGAGAAATTGTCAGGTAAGCATCAGATAACTTTAGTTGTAAGTATGGACACCGACGACATACTGTGCAACAACGGCGGTATTCAAAGATTCCTAGACATCAAGAGAAGCGATACGGTTAATGTAATCTACTCTTATGGTGAAAGTAAGGGTAAGATTGCTGCCATCAATCGTGACATCCCGAACACTCCTTGGGATATTCTTGTAGCCACAGCGGATGATATGGAACCAATGGAAGACCATTGGGATGATATTATCGTTCAGGATATGTTCCGCGAATTCCCCGATCTTTACGGGGCAATCAATTACAATACTGATCCTAGACTAGAAACTAAGATTGACGGCAGACCCGAGGGATGGAAGGGCTTGATTACTCTTCCTGTAATTGGTAGAAAACTCTACGATAAGTTTGGTTACATCTATCATCCTGATTACATTTCAGAGTCATGTGATGATGAACAAACTATTGTTTACACGCAGTTGGGTGTTCTAAAGCACATTGACAGAAGACCAATTTTCCACAATTTTAAGCCTTGGCATGATGAGTTGATGATTCGTAACATGCAAATTGGGCAGACCGTTGATAGAAAAAAGTTTTTGGAAAGAAAAGAAAAGAATTTTGACCTAGAGGTGGCAGTATGAACTTTTATTCGCAGCAGAGTGAAGATGTTATACTTTGGAAAAAGTATTTGAATTATAAGAACGGATTCTTTATTGAACTTGGTGCTATGGACGGAATCAAATATTCCAACACAAAGTTTTTTGAAGATAGTTTGGGTTGGAGAGGAATACTGATTGAACCTGAAAAGAATCAGTTTCAACGGTTAAGGAGGAATAGACCAAATTGCATCCTTTCCGATTATGCTATTTCGGAAACAGATGGAGAAGTGGTGTTCAATACTAGAAACGGTGGAGATTCTGGCGGAGGTATTGTTGATACTCACATAGATGAAACTATCCGTGAAGAAGATAATGTTAAACTGATAAGCAAACCGTTTACAACCTTGCTGAAAGAAGTAGGAAAGCCTGAACGAGTTGATTTGTTTGTGATTGATGTTGAAGGTGGCGAATTAGGAATTCTTAAAACTTTTGATTGGTCTATTCCCGTTTATATCATTTGTATTGAAACTCACCCCTCAAACAAGCACTACGAAGAGTGCAAGCAGATTCTAGTAGAAAATGGATTTGAGTTTGATATGACGGTAGGGATAAACGAAGTTTGGATTAATAAAAACAACAAAAGAGCGGAAGCATGAATTCTGTTAAACTTAGTATTTGCATTCCTAGCATTCCTAACAGAATGCGAATGTATCTACAACCTTTATATTCCAAGTTGCTTACTCAGATTGGAGATGCCAAAGATGTGGAAGTTCTGTCTCTAATGGACAACAAGATGATGTCTATCGGCAGAAAGAAGTCTCTTCTATTGAGCATGGCAACGGGAAGATATGTGTGCATCATAGACGATGATGACACCGTAGCGGATGATTATATTGCAACTTTACGAGAAAAGATTACCGACGATCTAGATGTAGATGTGATTTGCTATAATCAAGAAGCCACAATTCAAGGCAAGACATGGTTGGTTAAAACAAGTCTGACCCACAATCAAGTTCATCCTTTTGACCAGTTGGCTGTAGATCAAAACGGCAATACAATTCCTTGTAAGCGACCACCGTGGCAATGGTGTTTATGGAAGCGAGAGATTGCTCAGGCGGTAGCCTTTGGCGATTCTAATTGGGCAGAAGATGCAGCATTTACTCTTGACGCTTGCAAAAAGGCAAAGACAGAACTTGTTATTGATAAAGTTATGTGTTACTATAGTTGGTCTCCAACAGTAACTGAAACACAAAGACCGCAGAATCCCGTATCTGTGGAAAACATGGAAAGAGTGAGGATTAACAATGGCTGAAAATGGTGTGATTATTTACATGTCCCGAATGCGGGATGTTCCTCTTTTGTATCGCAGTCTTAGTATGCTTGGATGGAATTTCAAGCATATCAGAGAATATCCTATTGTGATTTTTCACGATGATATTGATAAGGGAACCATTTCCAATCTTATGGTATCTCTACATCAGAACTTGGGATTCATTCCAAATCTGAAGTTTGAGCGTTTGGATTTTGTAATGCCTGAATGGGTTTCAGAAGATCCAGCAAAGTATACTGTTCCTTTGGATCAGGCTTGGATGGGATATCGCCACATGTGCCGTTATCATTCGGGTGGTATTTACCGCGATCCTCGTCTTCTACAATACGATTATTATTGGAGATTAGATTCCGATTCTTACATCTATTCACCGATCAATTACGATCCGTTTGAATACATGGCAAAGAATGATAAAGAATATGCTTTCATGGCAACCGAAGACGGAGAAGTTCCAAGCGTTGTTGAAGGACTTTGGGATGAAACTGAGCGGTTTATGAAGACTCACAATATTCCTATGACTAAAGACCTTGAAGACAGCATGGTTGACGGAAAGTGGAGTTGTCGGTTGTTCTATACAAACTTTGAAATTGCCAAGTTCTCGTTCTTCAGAAGCGAAAAGTATATGGCATACTTTGACCAGTTAGATCAGACAGGCAACATCTTCTATAAGAGATGGGGCGATGCTCCAATCCATTGGCTAGGTGTAAAGATGTTGTTAGACCCAAGCAAGGTTTGGGCGGTTAACGATATCACCTATCAGCACAATGCTTGGATACGCAACATGAGTGCTTTGCCCAACAAGGAAATCCCCGAGAAGATTATGAACTTGGTTGATGGAAATCTTCAACATCGTTACAGCCGTCTAGAAAGAATCACTTTTGGTTTGAATAGATATAGAGCAGGCGGTCCTGATTGGTTGAATTGGGGCGAGTGAGAAAGGATTTATATTATGGAAAACGCTGCAATTGTATACATGACCCGAAAGAACGATCTGTGGATTTTTAAGCACAGCATCAATTTCTTGTATTCTAATTTCAACAAGGATGCAAACTACCCTGTAGTTGTTTTCTATGATGATTTGAGCAAGGCAGATATAGCAAATCTGCTAACAGAGTTTAGTCTTTCCTTTGGGTTCCTACCAAACATAAAGTTTGAAAAGTTGGAATTCTCTCTGCCTGAAGGAATATCTGAAGATCCGGCTCTCTATACTCTTCCTCTCACTCAATTCCGAATGGGATATCGTCATATGTGTCGTTTCTATGGCGGTCAAATCTTTAATCATCCCGCTTTGGCAAAGTATAAGTGGTATATGAGATTGGATTCTGATTCGTTTATCATGTCCAAAATCACCCGTGATCCATTTGAGGTCATGCGAGTTAATGGATATCAATACGCTTTCATGGAACGAGAAGAATACGATGCTCCTTGGGCTTGCGAAGGCTTGTGGGATAGCACAAAGAAGTTTATTGAAGCAAACAAATCCACAGTTCTAAATTCAGAATTTGAATGGAACATGGAAGTCTACAATACTAATTTTGAAATTGTAGACATGGATTTCTTCCGTGACAACAACTATCAAAACTATTTCAATCATATTGAAGAAACGGGCAACATCTTCTATAAGCGTTGGGGAGATCATTGCATTCGTTGGTTGGGCATCAAGATGTTTATGAATCCCGAAAGAGTTTGGTGTCTACGCGATTTCTGCTATCAGCATGGCGGAGATATTAAGAATATAGAACTCGTTGATATGGATTGTGTTGCTCGTGAACCTGAACCGTTTAAGGGAGGAATGGTTAAGGCTTTAGAGCAAAGAGTTCAGGGTCTTGCAGTTAATGGATAATCCATGAATCTTGTATTAGGCAGCACATCTCAACTGTCTCGTTATTTTCCTGATAACTACGCAAAGGTTTCAGCAAGAGAATTGGATTTAGATGCTCTAACCAAAACTAGGTGGGATGCAGTATACATTTGTTTTGCCGAGCAAAGAACTTATCTAGCAAATGCCATAGACGAGAATACTCGTAATATGTTTTGGAATACTAATGTAGATAAGACTCTACAAATTATAGAGAGACTGCAAGAAGTAACAGATAAGATTGTGTATTACTCTACAGCGGAACTGTGGAACAACACATCAGGCCCTGTGAAGATTACAGACCCTGTTTCTTTTCACAAGAACAATTACACCGAGTCAAAGTGGCATATAACGCAAATTCTCAGAGACAAGGAAAAGTATCCTAAAGTTTCCATTCTCTATCCTTTCAACTTCAACAGCATTCACCGAGGCGATCAATACTTGTTTGGTAAGATTTTTAAATCCATCGTAAACAAGCAGCCCGTCACCATAGGGGATGTTCAGTATTACCGAGAACTGTTGCATCCTCAAATGGTGGTTGATGCTAGCATAAACGCTACAGCAGGGGTGGATGAGATTGTTGGTTCGGGTAGAGTGGTTTATGTGAAAGATTTCATAGAATTACTTTACATGTATTCTGGATTGAGTTATAATGATATGGTTACAGAAGATAATACCAGAGAGTCAATCTATCGGAAAAACATTTTCTACTCTGCTGTGCGAAACGAACAGTATGATGTTGATCGTTTGATTGATCTTACCATAAGCGAATTAACAAACCCGGCGGTGACACAATGAATAAACCAATAAATCTAGTTCAAGACACTATAGATCAACAAGACATATCATCTTTAATCTCTTGGCTTAACACTAATCCTCGTTTAACGAAAGCCACTAGAACCGTTGAGTTTGAGCAGGAGTGGAGCAATTGGTTGGGTTGCAAGTATTCGGTATTTGTAAACTCGGGATCGTCTGCAAACTTGGCAATATTCTATGCTTTGATTGTAAGCAATCGTTTAAAGAACAAGAAGGTTGTGTTCCCATGTTTGTCTTGGGTGACAACAGTTGCTCCTGCAATTCAGTTGGGGTTAGAGCCGATTCTTTGCGGAACCGACAGAGCCAACTTGGGAATTGATGTTGAGGAGTTTGAGGAAATTTGCAAGCGAGAAAATCCTGCTGCTCTAATGGTAGTTCATGCTTTAGGATTTCCAAACGACATGAAGCGCATTCAAGAAATCTGTGAGAAGTATGGAGTGATACTTCTTGAGGATTCCTGTGAGAGTGTTGGAACAACCGTGGATGGCAAGAAAACAGGAACTTTGAGTCTTGCTGCGTCTTTCAGCACTTACTATGGGCATCACTTCTCTACCATAGAAGGCGGGTTGATTTCAACCGATGATTACGAACTGTATAATATTCTAAAGAGCATTCGTTCTCACGGATGGTCTAGAGATTTGGATGAAGTTTCTCGTATCAATCTTCAACTGAAGTATGGTATTGATGACTTCCGTAACTTCTACACCTTCTACTATCCAGGATTCAATCTTCGCTCAACCGATCTGCAAGCGTATATCGGTATACAGCAACTCAAGAAACTTGATCGGTTCTGTGATAAGCGATGGAATAATCTTAAACTATACGATAAGTATATCGTAAATCCACATTGGAAGATTTCTGTGGATCAGTTTGAGTATGTTTCAAACTTTGCCTATCCCATCATTCACCCAAGAGTGCCTGAGATTGTTAAGAAACTAGCCAAAAATTCTGTGGAGTGTCGTCCACTAATTGCGGGTAGTATTTCCCGACAGCCGTTCTTCTACGAGAGATACGGTTCCAAGAAGCACCCGTTTGCGGATGAGATACACGATTACGGAATGTATGTTCCCAACAATCCTGATATGACCGAAGATCAAATTAAGTTTGTATCTGACATAGTAAACACATTTACAGTAAGCAAGGATTAATCCATGAAAATTGATAAAGTCGTCTTTAGTTGCTCGGAAACATTCAGTCCATTTTGGAACATACAATCTAAGGTATGGAAGACTAAGTTTGGAGTGGAGCCGGTATGTCTTTTGTTTGGAGATAAAAAGAGTTGTAAGGTATCTGAAGAATACGGAGAAGTTATAGAACAGAAGTATGATCCTGATCTTCCACAAATCATTCAAATACAATTTTCTAAGTTTTATCATCCAAAGGTTGAACCAGAAACAACATGGATAATCGGTGACATAGATCAAATTCCTTTGCAGACCGAATATTTTTTAAATGATTTGCCGAATGTTCCTGACGATGCGTATGCTCATTTGAACTATACTCTTACTGCTCAGATGCGTCCAGGTATTCGTCCTGATGGCATGCCAGGCATTTCGCCCGACACTTTCTTGAAGGTTGGTGCATATGTTAATGGCGGCTATGATCTTCCTGGTCATTATCATGTGGCTAAGGGTAAATTGTATGAAAATCTATTCTTCCGTGATAAGAGTTTCAAAGAAGTTGTGCAGGGAGTTATTGATGCTCGTAGACACGGTATGGTTACTGAGGATGCAAGAAACACTCTCAATAAAAGTATTCATGGTGATTATTGGGTCGCTGAAGAAGGATACACATCCGAACAGATTTGGTATGGGTTGAAGTCTAAGAGAATCACTGGTGGTTTCTTCGGTAAAGAATATCACATCTTTGATGGTAAGATTGATCGTGTTGGTAATGGAACTTGGTTCGATCCAAATGGATGGACAGAAACCGACATAAAGAATATGGCAGAAAGCAATAAAACTACACCAGAAAATATTGTGCAATACCTGAAGCAAAACAATATAAAGAAAAGAAGCATGCAATGGACAGGTAAAGAATATCTTTATGATGTTGAAAAATTAAAGAACAAGGGTTACATGGATATACATTGTTATCGTCCATATCACGAACAAGAGGGGCCTATGATGCGTATTCTTGAAATCGCTGGCATGATCTAATGAATTTGTTTTGCATATCAGGAAGTTCTGGTGTAGGCAAAACCACAATATCTAAGATCATTCAAAGTATTCTTGGGTCAAAAGATTGTGTTTGTCTAAGTGGTGATGATCTTCACAAGTGGGAAAGAGGCGATCCCATTTGGAAGACCATTACACATTTGAATCCTGATGCAAATAATTTAGAATTGGGTTATTCTCATCTTGTTGAATTAAAGAATGGTAATCCTATACAAAGAAGCCACTATAATCACGATACAGGAAAATTTGATTCTTCTGTCAGAATTGATTCTAAACCGTATATCATTTACGAAGGGCTTCATGCTCTTTATCACAAACCTACTGTTCAAATTTCAGATTTAAACATTTATGTGGATACTGATGAAGATTTAAAAGTCGAATGGAAAGTTAAACGCGATACAACTAAAAGAGGCCATACTAAAGCCGAGGTTCTAGAAACCATAAAGCGCAGAAAAGATGATGAAGACCGATTCATAAAGCCACAGAAACAGAATGCCGATATTGTAGTTAAGTTTAGTAAAGATCAGCACTCTTCCATCAAACTGTTATACTTTTGCACTACTGACAAGGGGCAAAAATTCATGGAACTCGTTAAGGGGTTCTACGAATCAACGAATAACTTTTTACAAATTTGTAAATGGTTGGGATTAGATCCCGCTTTAGTTCAAGGCAGAGGCGGAAATGTTTCTGTCAAGTCGGATGGCGGAATGATTATCAAATCATCAGGCGCAAAGATGAGTGATATAAATTTGTATCATGGATTTTGTGTTTGTGATATTCGAAAGGAACCTTTACCAAAATTTGCAGACGAAAAACATTACAATCTGTATATCAAAGGATGTAAAAAGATAGGGGACAGTAATCCTTCTATGGAAACCGGATTCCATATCTCCATTCCAAATAAAGTTGTTATCCATACCCATCCAATACACCTTAATTCCATACTTTGTAGTTTGGAAGGAGAAGAAGTATTGAAAACTCTTTTCAAAGATATTGCGTATCAATTTGTTCCTTACACCACACCAGGATATGAATTGGTAAATCGTATAACACCAAATCTGATAAACACCAACATCATTTTTTTGCAAAATCATGGGCTGATAGTCGGAGCAGAAACTCACGAAGAAGCAATAGAACTAACCGAAAAAATTAACAACCGATGTAAACGCTGGTTGGTTACTCATGTTGACAGTTTCTTGGATTACGAGGATTCTAAAATAAATATGCCGCTTTTTCCAGATGCCGCAGTTTTTCTAAACGAAATGTCTTCAACAAACAACTACATACTACATCTGATGACTGGAGCCTGCTTGACTCCAAACTTTTTGAGTTCTGAAGAAGTGAGAAAGTTAAACAGTATGTCGTCGGAACAATTCAGAAAGGCTTTAGTATGAAGATAATTGTGCCAATGGCAGGAACAGGCAATCGTTTTGTCGAGAAGGGATATGCAGACCCTAAGCCCCTTATTCGCGTAAACGGTAAACGAATCATAGAATACATTCTAGAGATGTTTGATCCAAACGATGAAATTGTATTCATCTGTAACGATACCCACCTAGCAACAACTGATATGCGAGATGTGCTTCTATCTCTGAAGCCAAACGCCACGATTGTATCCATGCCTCAACATAAGTTGGGCCCTGTGTGGACGGTTAAGGCAGTATACGAACACATCAAAGATGATGAAGAAGTAATTGTTTCTTACTGCGACAATCCTCACCTTTGGGACATGGAGCATTTTAAGGAACATGTTAACTACTACAAGATGGATGGTTGCATTCTTACTCACTCTGGATTTCATCCACACACCTTGGCTCAAACAAAGATGGCGTTTGTTAAAGATGTGCCGGGAACTCCGTATATTACTGAGATTAAAGAAAAGGCGTGTTACACCAACGATCCGATGAATGAACATGCTTCTACCGGCATGTATTACTTTAGACGGGGTGCAGATATCAAGAAATATTTTGATCTTGCTATGGAGAGGGGAATTCAGTATAATGGCGAATTCTATGTTACTTTGGTCTACAATCTGCTGGTTCAAGACGGATTGAAAGTTGGTTATTACGACACTCCGTTTGTTACCGTGTTTGGAACTCCTGAAGAAGTGGAAAATTTTGAGGCTTGGGCAACCATAGTTAAAGGTAAGCAGGTAAAGTCGGTGGATGATCTAATTAACTGCTATCTGTATTGGGACTCGTATCACAATGACTAAAATCATATTTGTTGACATTGATGAAACGATTTGCATTACTCCTGACCATCCTCGGGAGTATAAGAAGTCTAAGCCTATTCTTGAAAACATAGAAAAGATTAATCGCTTATATGACGAGGGAAACACCATCATCTATTGGACGGCTAGAGGCAGTCGAAGTGGCATAGACTGGTATGATCTAACCAAGCAGCAGTTGGAAGATTGGGGTGCAAAGCATCACGATTTGAGATGCGATAAACCTTACTATGATCTATTCATTGAAGACAAAAGTTTAAGAATAGAGGAATTATCGTGATTTACATTTCACACCGAGGTAATCTTGACGGAGTTATTCCCGAGCGTGAAAACTCATTGGATTACATTCAAGAAGCAATTGATGCAGGCTATGATGTAGAGATAGATCTGCGTATGAAAAACGAACAACCCCATCTAGGTCACGATTACGCTCAGTATCCTGTGACCGAGGAGTGGCTTTGGCAACGCCGTGAATATCTTTGGATTCATGTCAAGGAATACGCCGCTCTCAAATGGATTTTTCAAAGATCTTTAATGCAGCCTGTTCGATATTTTTGTCACGAATCTGATCGGTATACACTTGTAAGTAATGGTTGGATTTGGTCGCACGATTTAACAAATTCTATGATTTCCAAGTGCATTATTCCTCTTCTCTCTAAAGAATCTGTAGCCGCTTATAATCAAACCGGATTTGGAGCCGTTTGCTCGGATTTTATCTACGATTGTCAGAAAAAGTTTGCTTGACTTTTCGGGGATTTGGGGTATACTGATTGTTCGAGAACCCATCTGATGTCTGCTGACAGAACAGAAATTTTAATTCTTCGTTCCCTGCTCCACGATGAGGAGTTTGGTAGAAAAGTTCTACCGTTCTTGAAGCCCGAGTATTTCAATGAGCGTGACGAGCGGGTTATCTACGATTGTGTGAGCGAGTTTTACACTCAATACAACGCCAAGCCAAGTGTTGAAAGTCTGCTTATCGACTTGGGAAAGCGCGATGATTTAAGCGAAACCGAGTTCAAATCTATTCGAGAAATCATCAAGAGTTTTAAGACACATGATGCTCCCGACACACAATGGTTGCTAGACAACACAGAAAACTTCTGTAAAGAAAAGGCACTCTATAATGGCATCATGGAATCCATTCAGATTATTGATGGAAAGTCCAAAGACAAAACTAAAACTGCTATTCCAAGCATTCTTTCTACTGCTCTTGCAGTTAGTTTTGATTCTCATATCGGTCACGATTTCATTGGTGATGCAGACAAGCGATACGACTTCTATCACACCGTAGAGAAGCGTATTCCGTTTGATCTTGACCTGATGAACAAAATTACCAACAATGGAACTCCATACAAAACTCTGAATGTGTGTCTCGCGGGCACGGGCGTGGGTAAGTCTTTGTTCCTCTGTCACCATGCTGCAAATTGTCTGATGCAAGGTAAGAATGTGCTGTATATAACTTGCGAAATGGCGGAAGAGCGTATTGCTGAACGCATTGATGCCAATCTGATGGATACTAGTTTAGATGATCTGAAGGCTTTGCCCAAGGATATCTACGACCGCAAAATGAAGCGTATTATGGAACAGACTACGGGGAAACTGATTATCAAAGAGTATCCGACAGCGAGTGCTTCAGTAATGCACTTCAAGCATCTGTTGGATGAACTGCGTTTGAAGAAGAACTTTGTTCCTGAAATTATTTTTATCGACTACTTAAACATTTGTGCATCTTCTCGTATGAAACAGAGTGCTACAGTAAACTCATATACATTCATCAAGGCTATTGCAGAGGAACTGCGCGGTCTTGCGGTGGAGACTGGTGTTCCCATCTTTACGGCAACTCAAACTAATCGTTCTGGCTTCTCTAGCACGGATGTTGAGTTGACAGATACTAGTGAATCGTTCGGTCTACCACAAACCGCAGATTTCATGTTTGCTTTGGTTTCAACCGAAGAACTTCAGGGTCTTGGTCAGATTATGGTGAAGCAGTTGAAGAACCGTTATGCTGATCCTGCATCTAACCGACGCTTCGTTGTCGGAATTGACCGCAGCAAAATGAAACTGTTTGACTTGGATGAATCGGCTCAACGCGGAATTATTAATATTACCGAGTCCAAGGATACGGATGATGAAGACTCGGGAGAATTTAAAACTTTCCGTGAACGCATGGGTGAGAAGTTTAATAAAAAGAGAGATTTTGCTGATTGGTCTTGACGAAGCCAAACAATAAGATATAATACATCCATGTTCCGACTTCACATTGATATTCCGCTGAACACCGATGAGGCTACCGCAGCAGCCTTGTCAGAAACTATTGTTGCTCAGTTGGCAAGTAACATCACACCGACTTTACGCGACAAGGGAATCACAGAAGTGAATTACCGATTAGGTAATGATGAGGACAGACAGAAGAGCAACTATCTCATCAAGACGGAATCAGGTCATGTAGCAAACAAAAAGTCTCGCGTGATTTTTACTTAACGGGAGTGGGGGGTCTTTGGTTGGCCCAGATTGGTTTATACCCGATTGGAACAGGTTCGAATCCTGGCACTCCTACTAGATACTAAAACAAGGAGAATATAATGCTTATCCCAAATACTGAATATGTTATTGTGAAGGTTGATCGCAACAAAGTTAAGCCTGGAGAGGCTTTTGAAGGAACTGTATATGCGGTGGGTCAAGCCCCATTTGCTCCTCAGCCTGTTGGTGGCGACGGTAGAAATTTCTCGTTTGCTCGTCAGCCTGAAGCATTTCCAATTCAAAAGGGAGATCGAGTGATTGCTGGAGGATACATGACTCTTATGACTGAGAACGATCAAGCATTGGCAATTTGTTTCAAGTCTGAAGTTTACGCCATCATCAAGGACGAACAGGAAGAGATCAACTTGTTCAACCAAGAGATGGAACAGGACACCAATCCGCAACTGCTGAAGGGTTAACTCCTTGAAGGTTCTCCTCCTCAACGCTAGCGAGGAAGTCTTAAATGTGATTGATTGGAAGCGAGCGGTTAACCTGCTTTGTTCAGGTCGAGCCGAGAAGCCCTACGGTCACGAAGACTACTATCGCATCCCTACCCCACGAGGTCACTATCAACTCCCAACCGCTATTGTGTTGGTGGAGTATGTAAATTTGCCGTATCGGGTAAAGGGAGCCACCCGTAAGGGGGTATTCCGTCGTGACAAGTATGAATGTCAGTATTGTGGGTGCTCGCTGAACGCAGCCAACGGAACAGTAGACCATGTAATGCCGGTAAGCCGTGGTGGTAAGTTTGAATGGAAGAATCTTGTGGCTTCTTGCCGTAAGTGTAACTACAAGAAGGCTAACCGAACCCCGCAGGAGGCTAAGATGCCCTTAGCCAAGCCCCCAATCGTGCCTAACAGGAAGATGATTGTGATGACAATTATTGACCATTTGGGCCCCAAAACTTGGTCTAGGTGGATTGAGGAATAGTATAAATATGGGGTATGCTATCATTTTCCACACACGCAACCCCTAATTTTATAAAAGAGTCCAACGGACATATTAGCCATCTTGAAGACGGCATGTTCGAAAATGGTTGGGCTGGCTTACAGACCTCCATCAAAATTCTGAAAGATGTCGTTAGTGGTATTTCCGCAGGCGGAAAACAAACCGCTTCTCTGAATGTATCCACCAAGTGGGACGGGGCTCCTGCTATCATTACTGGTATACATCCTGAAACCAAGAAGTTTTTTGTTGCCACCAAGTCTTTCTTTTCCAAGACTTCCAAAGTTAACTATACTGAAGCCGACATTCGCAAGAACCATGAAGGCGGCGTGGTAGATAAACTAATCGCCGCTCTGAAACTGTTCAAGCCGTTGAACATTCGTGGTGTGGCTTGGGGCGATTTGCTGTTTACTCAAGGCGAAAAGAAAACACAAACAATTGATGGTAGAGACTACATTGTGTTCCGACCGAACACCATCACCTATGCTATTCCCACAGATTCGCCAGCAGCAGCAGAAGTTGCAGCAGCAAAGATAGGTGTGGTATTTCACACCAAGTGGAGTGGCAGCGGAGATATCAAAGAGCGTGGTTCATGGTCGCCTGGTGTTCCTGCGATGGGAACTTCCACAGCGGTATGGGTAGTGGATGCGAAAGTTCCAACACTTCCAAAGAACCTGCTTCTTCAAACCTCGGAAGAAAAGCAAATAGTTGACTTAACAAAAAAGATTGAAGCCGAAGGTGCAAATCTTAAGTCTGCTCTACTTTCTTTCTTGAAGAGTGAAGCCGCTGAGTATGTTTCACAATACATCAACTCCACTGTTAAGGCAGGGTTGAGCAATAATACCACAAACGGATTTTCCGTTTTCGTGCAGGCTAAACTTGCTGCTGAAGCGGAAGCCTTGAAGACTCAAAGCAAGAAAGACGAAAAAGCGGAAAAGATGGTTCGTATCACGAAGTATCTTAAAGCCTACGCTTCTCAAATTGACCGCCTGTTTGGGTTGCATGCCATGCTTGCAAAGGCTAAAGGATTGGTCATCTCTAAACTTTCTCTTACCCAAACTGTCTCAACCTTTATTGCAGACAAGGATGGATATCGTCCAACTGCACCTGAAGGTTTCGTAGCAGTTTGTGGTAAGACATGTAGTATCGTGAAACTTGTTGACCGCAACGAGTTCTCGCGCAACAACTTTAATCTAGCAAAGGAATGGAAGTGAAAAAACTCTCACAACTCATCACCGAAGCCCCGAAGAAAGAAAAGTCAATTGTTATTGGCGTTGGACGCTTTAATCCTCCAACCACAGGACACGAAGTTCTTGTAAACAAAGTGATGACGGAAGCACAAAAGATTGGTGCAGAGTTCTGTGTTTACGCTTCATACTCACAAGACCCAAAGAAGAATCCGCTAGACGCGAAAACTAAACTTGAGACTTTAAAGAAGTTCTTCCCAAAGATGAAGTTCCAACTGATGCCAAAGCCTTTTCCAAACAAGGACGGCAAGACAGTTGCAGGGCCTTATGCTATTGCACAAAAGTTGAGTGATGCAGGATATACTCGCGTTCACATTGTGACTGGCGCAGACCACATCGCGGAATACAACAAGATTAAGCAATACATTGACCTTGACCCAAAAAGCACCGAGGGCTACAAGTTCTCAGACTTCAAGGTGATTAGTGCTGGCAACCGCGACCCTGATGCGGAAGGTGTGCAGGGCATGTCGGCATCCAAGATGCGTAAGGCGGTGTTTGACGGCGATTACGATGCGTTCCTTAAAGGAGTTCCTGCTCATGTGAGCAAGGCGGATGCCAAGAAGATATTCATGGCCGTGAAAAAGGGAATGCAACTAAAGGAAGAATGGCTATGGGAAGAAAAGTCATCTGATGTAACTCTGCTTTGTCTGACTTCCGCTGAAGGCAGCACAGACGGCTCAAGCATTGAAAAGATGGAAAAGTCTTGCAAGAAAAAGGGCATAGAACTCCATACTGTAAAGATGAAGTATGCTCACATCAATCCGATGGAAGCAAACGGAGATAAGATAGTCATTCAGATTACTGAAGGCGAAGAAAAGAAAAAGATTACCATAAGCCCGCGTGACACTCTTTGCTTTGTGCGTGGCGGTGTAATGAACTCGGAACTTGGAATTGGTCTCGCCACAATTCTACAAAATAACGGTGTGTTCATGGTTAACGAGAAGGGAGCAATGGAGTTGTGTGCAAACAAACTGCAAACCGCTCTTGCCCTTCAGAAGTATAACCTGCCACACCCAAGAACTGCATTTGTTTCCGATGAAGACTCCGTGGAAAACGCGATGAAGGCTATCGGCGGCAAGTATCCTGTAGTAGTTAAAACTGTTACAGGAGCAGAAGGTATCGGTGTTTCTATTATTGAAAGCGAGAAGTCACTACGCTCGGTTCTACAATCCCTGTGGAAGTTTGGTGCAGAAGTAATTCTGCAAGAGTTCCTGCCAGGCTTTAAGAACGATGTTCGTAGCATCGTATTAAATGGCAAGATTTTTGCTTGTGCAAAGCGGGACAAGGCTAAGGGAGACTTCCGAACCAATATTGCTAGGGGTTCCTCAGGGGGCGCATTCAAGTTATCTCCAGAAGAGATTGAACTTGTAGAAAAGGTTGCACTTGTGAGTAAGTGCTATTATGTTGGCGTTGACCATGTTGTAGTTGACGGTAAACCTTATATCATCGAGATGAACGCTTCACCTGGTAGCGGTAATGTTTACACGCTATACGATGGAGGCAAACCAACCAAAGAAGTGGAAGGTCAAGGTTTGATGGATGCTTTGATTGAACATGTAGGTAATAAAAGTAATTGGAAACTATTCAGTAATGTTGCAGTATCAGAAAAGATTACGGTTGATGGAGTAGAATACAACGCGAAAGTGGATACCGGCAATAGCGGTTACAATTCTATTGATGCAAAAGATATCAAGATTAACGAAAAGAATCATACTGTAACCTTTAAAATTAACGATAAAACCATAACCAAAGATATCGCTAGTCGAATCAAGATTAAGCGAGGTGGAACTGAAGAACGAGAAATTCGTCCTGTTGTATTCATGGATGTGAAATTTGGCGGCAGAGAATACAAGAATGTTAAGTTTTCATTAACTAACAGACAGCACATGGAATACAAAGTTTTGATAGGACTTCGTTTCTTGCGTCAAACTGGTATGCAAGTTGACCCGAAAGATATGGCTGCTGCAAAACCAGAACCAAAAACAGAGGAGTTCGCAATGATTGAAGGAAAAGCCCCTGCAAGCCCAAAAGATAAAGAAACTGGATTACCAAAGAAATATGTTTCAGGATTAAGTCAAGCGGATGCCAAGGCTAGAGTTCAACAGTTTGCTGCTCGTAAGGCTCGTTCAGATTCAGACCCAAAGGCTTGGAAAAAACTACCAGGCGACCCCGAAAAAACTGCTCGCCGTTCCAAGTATTCTGTAGCGTTTGCGAAAAAGTTTGGAACCAAAGCAGAAGCATTTGAACTGCAAGAAATTTTAGATGAGGCGGTTCGCTTGGATGATTGCGACAAAATTGCAACCCGAATCGAAAAGGCTCGTCATATGCAGGCTAAAGCAGGAAGCCCTGAAGAACAAACCGCATGGGAAGTGTATATCGAAGAACAGAAGCGAGCCATGTATGCGGAACACGCTCCTAAAGTTTCCTCCACTCTAGAACAAGAGTTTGAGTGGATGATGTATGAGCATACCGATGAAAACAGTTTTGCCAGAAAGATTTACAAAGAAGTGTTGGAAATTGGAACCAACAAGATTCGTAAAACTTACGCTAAAGATACACCCGGTCAAGTCGCAGAAGAAACTGATGATGAAGAAAAAGATCGTATCTACAAAGAATGGTCTAAACTTGTGAACATGGGAGCCAAAGAACTTCAGAATTTTATAGATTCAGAAGATGGGAAAGCGGCAGGATTGTCTCGTAAGGAAGCAGGCAAAGCAGGAACTGGTGGAGGTAAGATTACCTCGGGACGCGATTCGGCTCGTGCTATTGTCCGAATGCTTGGCAAGAAAAAAGATGATTGGCAGACAGGAGACTGGAAATGGGCAAACAAGCAAATTTCATTTATCAGCCGCATGAAGGGAGCCAAAGGCCCACTTCGTGACGATAAAGGCGAACCAACTCGTAAACTACTAGCCCTTAAGATTTGGGGACACAATCCGGAGAAATGACATGAAACGCTTTAAAGATTTAAAAACTGAACTAGAATTAACAGAAAGCAAAAAGGCTTTACAAAACAAAGCCAAGCAATCTGGTGTTTCATATGGAATTTTAAAACAAGTGTATGACCGAGGTATGGCGGCTTGGAAGGGCGGGCATCGTCCAGGTGCAACTCCTCAGCAATGGGCTTTGGCTAGAGTTAATTCGTTCCTGACAGGTGGGAAAACCCGAAGAACCGCTGATGCAGACCTTTGGAAGAAAGCCAAGGGATAAATTTAACTAAATACTACCTAGCGGCAAGAGTATAAAATTTACAAGGAGCAGCAATGCACAACTCACCAATCAGCAAAGAATTTTATGATAGCATCACAAATGTTCTCGTTGGCAAGACAACCGTAAAAGTTGAACTTCCCGAGTCGCTAAAAGAAGCAGCCAAGGCGGCCGCAACCGAATTAAAGACGCTCAACGAAAGCGTTATGGTTGCAGAAACAAGGCGTAACATTCTACGCAAGCACCTGAAAGAGGGTGCTGCTAAGTGTGGTTGCTCGTTAACACCAGAAATGGTGGTGCGTTTTGATGAGTTGGTAAATGAAGCCGATGTTAAAATGCCAACACAAAAGGCAGCATTGGCTACTCCCGCTGAAGTGAAGAACAAGACTGCTCCAAAGGGTGGTGCATCGAGTGCAGAAGCAAGCAAGTTGGCTACTCCCGCTAAAGCCACTGCTGCCATTAAAACCGCTGGTATGAAAGAAGAAACTCAACCATCACAGATTGAATTGGGTCTTCGTGAATTTTTGACTCAACTTTCTGAAGAAGAAGTTGCAACCCTTCGCAACATCATCAACGAAACTCGCTAAATAACGACAAGGAGAAGCCGAAATGGGAACTTGGAATAATAACGATAGAGAAGAATCAAAACCAACATGGTTGACAGCAGCCCAAAAGCGTTTCTGTGTTCGCACAACCGCAGGATGGGAACTTCCTGTTGCGAACGCCTTGTCAAATTTGGCTGGTCAATTCGAAGGTGTAAAAACACTTGGAGCAACTTCAAGTTATCCTCAAATGGAACTGATTGTTGCTATGCCTAACGATCCTGTTGCTCCATTTAGTGCCAACGGAGTAACTGGCACGACCAATAGCGCATTTGCCAATCGCCTTAGCATTACCGGTGGTTGGACTTCTGGTGATTTGCTAGTAGGTCAAGGAATTACAAACTATTCTCCATATATCACAACCCCATTCAATGGTGATGGAGCAACATCTGGCGGAAATTCAGGTTTAGGGTTAAGCCATTCCGCAACTGCAAATTTCGGGTTAAATGAATACGGTGTTTCTACCCTGTTCTGGGGAACCACAAGTCTTGGTTTAACTAATTCGGTTCCAACATACACCAATGTTGTCGGAACGGTTTTCCCCGCAGGAAACACAGGTTACATTAAAGTTAAAGCAAATGATGTGAATTTCACACAAAATCTTGTTTTGACAGTAACCGGAAACATGACAGGCGGAGGACCTGCTCTTCATAGCGATTTGAAGAGAATCACATTCGTAACAGGAAGCACACTACTTACTAGTAGTGGAGCAAATGGAATTCCAACAGCAGTCTATGAAGCATTCTTCGGCCCAACATCAACATACAACAGTGATATTGGCGTGGTAATTCTTCCAGCAGGATTGACTTCGGGAGCATACGGTTTAACAGCAACAGTATACGATGGTTCAACTGCTGGTGCTGCTTCAGGAACAGGACATGCTTCCTTCCGTGTAACAGTTCGTTGATAGGAGTTTATCATGCGTTTTAAGGAACTAAGAGGTAAGTTAAAAGAGCAGTGGGGTATGGCTTCTACCGAGGCGGGTCACTTAAATCCTGCTGTGGGGGCACACAATCCTGATGGAGCAGTTGATACTCCAGAAATTAACATTGCTTCTTTGAACAACGAAGCCCTTGCTAGACTCAACACATTTCTAGGGGCTGCTGTAAGGAAAACTTACATCAATCCGTATAATGTGTTAACTCAAATCAAGAACAAGTTGGAAACTGTTGGTTTATTCTTTGAATACCGTATGCCTCCTGCAAAAACAGGACTAGAACAAGATGCTACAGCAAGCATCGACAACAAGAGAGGCCCTGTAAACGAAATTGGCGAAGGTTCTCATTCTTTCCCGCTAAAGTATCTTGGTGGATCATATGGTCGCTATCCAACAGATCCTGGCTATGACCCTTATCACGCCGACAATATTAGCAATAAGACAGGAACTCCTCTAAATCTTGTTGTTGAAATTGCTAAAAATGAAGACGGAACATTCTCCGTTAAGTCACAAATAGTTCAAGGCTAAGGGCGTTCGCTAAAATCCGCATTTCACCGCCCGAAGGGAGCCGAAAGGCTCCCTTTTTTATTATAGATACATGTGAGGAGTTTTTGTAATGGTAAAATTTGAGATTTTGTAATGATATTTAAAACGCTTAACGATGAAAATTTCGCGCTATACGCGGTGAAACATTACGATAACCCGCAGTGTCATAGCATGCAAGAGTTTGAAGAAGATCTGACTCGCATCATCTATTTGAAGCGTTTGTTTAAGAAATACAAAAGAAGCGGGGAATTAAGAGATCGTTTAATTCTTAATCATCTTATCACATTCTATAATGTGTTTGGAATTGAACCTGCTACACGAATGCTGTTCTATAAAATGGATGCTGATCTTTTACCCCTGCTCAAAACCTTCTTGGTTTACCTGCATTATTTGCCTGAAAATACAAAAAACATAGAAGGCATAGATATAGTGGAAATACCACTAGAAAACGAAATAATCGAGAAACTAAGGAGTCTGTGATGAGTATAGATCCGCGACTTGAAGAAATTATGGCAGAGCATCGCTTCCTTCAGATACTCACCACTCCTTGGAAAAAACAAGCCGCTTATAAACTTGGTATCATAAGCGAAAATGGTAAAATTCTTCGAAACCGTCACGAGTTAACAGAATCGCACGAACGACAAGCGTATCCTGATATTTTCTACGCATACTGTTGGAATGTAAAGCGATTGGTTGAACAGGTTTTTGTCAATAGTCTAGACACTAATAATTTTGTTAAGTCGGTATGGGCATTAAAAACACAATACGGCGGTTCAACCCCTGAAAAGTTTGAAACTCACATTTTGAACTATTTACAAGAAAAAGGAGTATCTTGTGAACAGTTAGGTGGAATGTTGATGGTGGAAACGCCAGATTTTAAAACCGATAACCCTTTGGTGGATACAATATTTGGAGTTGCGTTATACAAAGCCAACAAAGGAATAGCCACAATTAAAGAACTTCGTAAGATGGCGGAAGATGGTGCTGCTGTGGCTGCTCCTGCAAATAATGTGGGTGGCGGTCAAATGGCGGGTGTATCTCCGGGACAAGAGCCTCCAATGCCAAAAACCACCGCCATGCAGAAGCGAAAGAAGTTGCAGCGTAGGCAACAAGATCGCATACAAAAAGATATTCAAACCATCAATATCATAAAGCCCAAAAACTAACTGGCTATGTATACGGAAGTTTGCAGAAATTGCGAACACCTGAAAAATAATTTTTCTGGCACAGGAAAAATGTTTACTTTCAACGAAAAGTTAACTAAACCTTGAATTCGTAATCGTCTGCCGTAATGACACCACCTGGGCTCTCAAACCGCAAAACTGCGGGTTTTAGTTGCATTCCGCTAAATACTAGTGTATACTTTCGCCATGAGTTACTTGGATGTGAAGTTCATAAACATGGTTTCCCCAAGGCTTTCCCGCTTTGCTTGGAAGAAAACAAACGCTCTAGCAGTTTGCAGGTGTCCTATATGCGGCGATTCCAAACGAAACAAAACCAAAACCCGCTTCTACTTCTACGAGAAGAAGGGTGGATTCTTTGTCAAGTGTCATAACTGTGACTTCGGAACCACCTTATCCAAATTCCTTGAACAGTTTGACAGGCGACTCCATGATGAATACACTCTTGAAAAATACCGAGGTGGACTCACCGGCAGAAACGAAGCCGAGCCTGCCTTCACCTTCGAACAGCCAAGATTTGGAAGACCTGAAGTGGTTAATTCAAACCCGTCCGAGATGGGAATCGGACTGCCCAAAATTTCGGAACTCGCTCCGACTCATCCTGCGAAAGCCTTCTTAAACGCTAGAAAGATTCCTGAGTCGTCTCACGAACTCTTGTATTACGCCGAAAACTTTGGTGAGTGGGCTAAAACCGTAGATCCCGAAAAAGAGTTGGGCGATGAGCCGAGGCTTGTGATACCAATCATTCATAAAGGTAAACTTGTTGGCGCAAACTGTCGTGCCCTTGACAGTAAAACTATTCGCTACATCACGCTTCGCAAAGAGCGAGGCGAAGAAAGAATGTGGTTTGGTCTTGACCGGGTGGATAAAAGCAAGCCGGTAATTGTGGTGGAAGGCCCACTAGACTCTTTGTTTCTTCCTAACGCGGTAGCCACAGCAGGATTAGGCAAGTCTGCTGTTCTGCCTGAAGAGTTGGGTGCAAATCCCGTTTTCGCTTTGGATAACGAACCCCGAAACCGAGAAGTGGTAAAAGTGGTGGAAGGATTGATTGCGGCGGGTAGAACGGTGTGTATTTGGCCCTCGTCGGTCGAGCAAAAGGATATTAACGACATGGTGTTAGCCGGACTTGATCCTTTGCGTATTATCACAGAAAATGCGGTTCGTGGTGCGGCAGCAAAACTTAAATTCATGGGGTGGAAGCGATGCTAGCCCTAAATATGAGTATGAAACCATTCCGTAAATTCGTTGAAGCCATCACTACCGATATCGAGTATGTGAAAAAGAATGCAGGCTCGTATCAGTATCGTGGAGCCGAGTTTGTGTGGGTGGCTTACCAAGGCGACAAGATTGTGAAGACTGGCAAGATGGGTAGTGCTTCTTTAGAAGACGCGAAAGCAGATGCCAAACAAATTCTTGCTGCTGTAGACGGAGTTGACCGAATTGAAATCTTGGGCAAAGACGATAAAGTGCTGGCTACCGTGGAAGAAACCATGACAGAAATTAGCGGCACAGAACCTGCAATGGATTTGGGTGCGTTAACTAAACCAGGCGGTTCAGGTAAAGCCGCGAAAGCAAAAGTAAAACGACCAGATAACCCCCGATAATTTAATAGGAGTATATTATGAGTATGGCAAGTGTGAACGATGCTAACACCATTCAGGTTTTAGACAAGGGATTTGTTAGTCTTATTTCTCACATGGGCAGCGACCTAATGGTTGTGAATGCAGCCCGTGTATCTTTCAATAAAAAATCCACACAGATGACCGAGAAAGATGCAAAACTTATCGGGTATCTTGCCACACATAAGCATTGGACTCCGTTTGCTCATCCGCAGATTACCTTGCACATCAAGGCTCCAATTTCGATTCGCACTCAACTTTTCAAACATAAGCAAGGATTCGTGGAGAATGAAGTGAGTCGTCGCTATGTGAAAGATGAGCCGGACTTCTATACACCCGACTGGCGTTCCGCTCCCACAAATGGAGCAAAGCAGGGCAGTGATGATTTCATTCAAGATCTGATTACCAACGATTTTGATCGCATGTATAATCGTGTGGCTTTGGATGCTCTTGATACTTATAATGCTCTGTTACGCGACGGTGTTGCTCCTGAACAAGCCAGATTTGTGTTGCCACAAGGCACTTATACCGAGTGGTGGTGGACGGGAAGCCTAGCCGCATACGCCAGAGTCTACGCATTGCGTTCCGACCCACACGCGCAGTGGGAAGTGCGAGAATACGCTGCCGCTATTTCCAAACTGATTGAACCCCTGTTTCCTGTTTCGTGGAAGGCTTTAGCACAGCCCCTAAATACAGGCGATGGGACAGTCTGACCGAGAAAACCACAATCCGTCCGATGACCAATTCCTCCGCGAGTTCGGAGAGTTTTTAGAATCGGATTCCAACCCGGAATCACCTTCGGGTGATATCGAATTGCCTCAAGGAGAACGAGGCATTCGAGGTCTCCGTGGTCTGCGTGGCATTCCAGGCCCTCAAGGCCCAAAGGGTGAACGCGGAGAACGCGGAGAGCGTGGTGAACAAGGAGTGCCAGGCAAGGATGGACGGGATGGGTGGCCTGGAGATAAAGGAGAACCAGGTGTCCAAGGTGAAAAAGGCGAACGGGGCGAGAAGGGTGAACCGGGAGCACAGGGACCGCAGGGAGTCCAAGGCCCACAAGGAGTTCCAGGTGCTCAAGGGCCACAGGGAGAGAAAGGTGAGAGAGGAGAGCAGGGAGAACAAGGAGCATCCGGCCCTCAAGGCATTCAAGGCCCGAAAGGCGAAATGGGCCCGAAAGGTGAGCGAGGGGAAGCGGGAGAGCCGGGAGCAAAGGGCGAAAAGGGTGATGCGGGAGAACGCGGAGCAAAAGGCGATAAGGGCGAGAAGGGCGATTCTGGACTGGATGGACGCGATGGGGCTGTAGGAGAAAGAGGCGAGCGCGGTGAAAAGGGAGATGCTGGAGAACGAGGCGAAAAGGGTGACAAGGGAGATCAAGGAGAATCTGGTCTTCTCTACGCAAATTATCCGCTTCAATATGACTCAAATAAAAAGTCTCTGAGCATTGATCTAAGCAAAGTTAAAGCAATTGCTGGTGTTGGAGCAAGCGTTAGTCGTGATGGTGGAGGCGGTGGTATGGATACTGCCTTCAAGGCAATTGCAGTTTCTGGTCAAGCAGGATTAACTTCCATTCAATATGAAGCAGAAACTTTAACCTTTGTTGCTGGTGCTAATGTTTCAATAACAACAGATTCTGCAACAAATTCTTTAACCATTTCTTCTTCTGGCGGTGGTGGTGGTGGTGGTGGAACAGGAACACAAGTTTTCATTGGAGGAACCTCCGCAGTTCTTACAGGACCATTTTATACTGGTGACAGATGGATAGATACAGACAACGGAAAACTTTACACCTACACAGTTACAGGACTGTCTAGCAGTTGGGTGGAATACAGATGAGTGATGTTAGAATTAAAATTAAGCGTGGGTTAACTGCCGGAAATGTTCCTTCAACACTGGCATTTGGTGAACTTGCAATAAACACCTTTGATCGAACTCTTTTTGTTGGAGGATCCACAGGAAGCGTTCAAGAGTATCCGTTATCAAAAACTTATGTTTACAACACATACACCGATTTTGTTGCGGATATTAATGCTGGAGTATACGGAACAGCCGGAAATGAAAGTTGGTTTCAATACGGTGATTTGTTTATTGAGAGAAATTCAAAAACACAATACTCTTTCTTACCGTCAACCACAGGCTCAACTTCTGTTGGAACTTGGTTTCCCCTGACATCTACAGGAGGATCTGGAGGCAGTGCTGTTGCCGCAGGAGATTCTGTCGTTATAATGCAGTCGTATTTGGCTACGAATCTTGCGCCATCACCTATAAATGATGGTGCTTTATGGTTCAATACTGACACTGGCGTTTTATACACAGGATATTTGGGCCCATCAGGAAATTCTCAATGGGTTCAAGCATCAGTCACCTAAATAATCCTATCAATATTTCACCGCAATAAGGTTTAGATAATGCCCTTAAACTTTCCATCAACAGGATTAACCGCCAACCAAACCACATACTCATATTCGGGGAATACCTGGATTTGGAATGGGTTTGCTTGGGATTCCGTTTTTGTAAACGGCATAACGGGAACTGCAAACGAAATTGAGGTTACTGGTCTTACTTCTTTAGTTGTAGGCTTACCTGATAATGTAACTATTAGTGGAAACTTGAATGTTGACACAATTCTTCCGCGAGCATCTGCATCCGAACTTCAACTCGGCAATTCAAGTAAGCCGATTAGAATTGGAGATTTTCAAAACAGTAATAATGGTAACTACTTATCCATAGACGATACAGGAGATTCCATATCCGTTATGGCTCTTCATGGTGTTGTTAGAATAACTTCATCAGAGGGTGAAATACAACTAGGAGACACCGTTGAAGGAAACGGTAGCGGAGCATTAATTGATATACAGCCTTCTCCAATATCGCAAGACAATGTGATTTACATTAAGCCTGTGCAAGGCGGCTCAAATTACATAACCATAAATCCATCAGAACTAAATTACGGAACACTAACTCTCACAGGACAGAACGCAAGAATTGGCAGTTTGACGGCGGGAAGCATTTACGCTTCCAATATAGTCAGTTCTTGGAATGGTCAAACTGGCGCAGTAGGATTCTCAAACTATGTTTCTTCAATAAACGGCAGAACAGGTGCATTCGGTCTCACAGGAACGGCAAACGAAATTGAGATTACAGGAGCCACAAGTTTTGTTGTGGGACTTCCCGATAATGTGCAAATTGCTTCTAGTCTGTCTATCAACGGTGGAACCGCATGGCACTCAGGAAACGATGGAGCCACAAGTCAGTTGGATGCAGGCTACCTTTACGGAATTCCGGGTAACATTTTCTCGTCTAATTTGGCTACAGGACTTCTATACGGCGGAATCTTGTCTATCAATGCGGGAAACAGCGGTCAGTTTGATATCACCGCAGGCAAGGGGCAAATTCACTTCGCGGGCGCATCACACACCGCTGAACCAAATCCAACACTACAGTTTATAACATGGACGGGTGCTACAGGCGTTACACTCAGCGGTCTCACTTCTCAAGACACCACATGGTTGTATTTTGACAGCAGCGGCGTGTTGCATCAGCAAGCCACCTACTATACTGATGACCAAGTTGAAAACAACATTGTTATCGGTGCGCTAGTTCATCCAACTCGTTCTTATATCTCGCTAGCCAGAACCATCCCAAATGTGGGATACGCTACCGACAAGCAATACGAGCAGTTTATTCGTGCATTCGGCCCGATGAAGGTGGATGGTCACACCATTCAAGCAAATGGTGCAAATCTAAGTCTGAATCGCACTTCAGGAACCGCATTCATTTTGGGTCGTAACTATAAAACTGACCCAAACAATCCTAGCGTAGTTTCGGATAATGCTAAAACTGAGGCTCAAATATGGAGATACTATCGTGGTGCAACCGCAGGCACTTTCGTAACTCAAACAGGATTTACGGGAATTGACCCCGCGAACTACGATAACGGCAGCGGAACTCTAGCCGCAGTTTCCCCGTCCACGCCGTTCACCATTCAGCGAGTATTCTTCTACCCCAACACTCCTGATGTGCTTGGTGTCTATTATGGTAGATCACAATACGCAAGTCTTCCTGAAGCAGCCAAGAACATCCATCTTGAAGACTTTACAGAAATCACAAACACCAAGACAAACGCTGTGCTTACTGCGTTTGTGATTGCAAAGTATAACACCACAGACCTTGCAGCAGATATTCTTGCAGACAACGCACGAATCATTCAAGCAGGACAGTTCCGCACCACATCAAGCGGTGGTGGTAGTGTTGCCACAAATCTAGATGACTTGACGGATGTTACCATAACAAGTGTTCAAGATGATGATGTTCTAATTTACGATACAGCCACAAGTCAATGGTTGAATACGCCACTTGCACACATTGGTGTTAGATCGGTTAATGGTCTAACAGGAGCAATCGTAAGCGTAGCCGTAACTGGCTCTAACACCTTCACCGGCTTGCAGACCATGACGGCAGGAATTACTGCAAGTCATCTGTATGTCTCTACCGGTGCTACTTTTGCTTCTCTTGCCACATTCTCTAGCGGATTGTCTTCAGGTTCTACTATAACTGTAAACAATGCAATTCAAGTGGCTCAACCTGCCGCAAACACAACCGCTCTTATTTTAAGAACTCGCGCCACAAACTCAAATTTTATTACCATAAACGCTACGGGCGGTAATGTTACTGTTGCTCCAGGAACAGGTGTGCTGCGTGTCACTCAAGGTTACGGTAGTTCAGGAACTATTACAAACACTAGCCGAGGATATCTTGCACTACAGGGAACAGATGGGGATGCTTCAAGTTTTGATGTAACCATAGATCCATCAACAGCACTATCTGCAAGCCGAACTCTAACTTGCCCAAATTTAAGCGGAACTTTAGCAGTCGTTAATGCTGCACAAACTTTCTCATCACTTCAGACTTTCACCGCAGGAATTACCGCAAACGCTCTGTATGTGTCTACAGGCGCAACTTTTGCTTCAAGACCATCATTCCCCTCAGGATTAACAACAGATAACCTATGGGTAACTAATGGAGTTACATTTGCAGGAACTTCAGTTCATACAGGTCTCGGCACATTCAACGGTGGTATTACTGCTAACAATTTGTGGGTTACAAACGGTGCTACCTTTGCTGGTCAGGTAACTGTAACTAATTTTAGAGCAGCAACAATCGGTGGTGATGAAGGCGGTCAGATTGATTTCGGGTTGGCTGCTACAAATACTACGCTGACAGGCGGAGTTTCTATTGACATATTCCAAAACAAACTTCGCATTTTTGAATCGGGCGGAACAAACCGTGGTGCTTACATTGACTTAACCTCTGCCGGAGCAGGAGTAGCATCAAATCTTTTGAGTGGTGGTGGAACTGCTGCTGTTTCTTCGGTAACGGGTGCAGGAAACGGAATTTTTGTATCACCGACCACAGGTGCAGTTGTTGTTTACAATACTGGTGTTCATAGTGTTAATGGACTAACTGGTGATGTTACAATAAGTGCTGGTAGCGGAATGACTTCAACTGTAGCCAATACTTTCTCTGCTCTTCAGACTTTTACAGCAGGAATTACCGCAAACGCCATATATGTGTCTACAGGTGCAACATTCGCAGGTGCAAATCTTGTGGGATTCACCACAGGATTAACGGCAGCCAATGTTTACGCAGGTCAAGTTTTAACCGATAGCATATTCTCAAGAACACAGGGTAGTGCTCTTCAAATAAATTATGATGCAAATACCATAACCACAATTGGAGATGAACCCGGAAATGGTAATAGCACTTATATATCAGTTGATGACTCTACTGGAACAATCACACTAAGTGCGCCTGTGGGTGGTATAAACACTTCTTTTTTCAACAATCAAATAACCGCTCCATCGTTTGCCGACACCTATTCGTTTTGCGAAACTTTCCGAACCACCACATCTGGAGCCACAGCCAATCAGACTATTGCTACAGTTCCTGGTGTTTATGATGACGGAGAAATCCCCCCAGTAATGAGATATCCCGCGTTTGAAGTCACAATTTCTGCACGGGATACAGTAGCCAACAAAACAGAAATGCTAAAGATGTTGATAGTGCAGAACGGAACCGATACTGTAAACACGCAATACGGCTTGATTCGCACAGGAGCAACTGGCCCTGTGTCTTCTTACAGCACAACCTTGAGTGGTTCACCAAAAGATTTGCTGATTCGTGCCACACCATCATCGGCAAACTCCACAAAGTTCATAGTAACCGTTCGTGCTCATAACGGATAATCGGTAGGAGATAAAATGCCAGACACCACAGCACCATTTGCGATAATAAATGGTTTATCTCTAACAGGTAATGCTGTTGTGAATTTTTCGGGAAGTGGGGTTCCAGATTTTGATGAAATTTTAGTTTCCGCCGGAACAACCGGATCTCTGACTTGGCAAACTGCGGGAAATTTTGTTCATGTATCGGGACTATCAAGAAGCATATTTCCTATACCTGCAAATGCAATTTCTGCGTCTACTGCTAGTGGTGCAACAGGAATTATTTTTTATGCACCATTTGCCATACACTCAACCATATCAACAAAATTTTCTGTGTGTAGTGCAGGGACAAATCCCACAGCAACAACATACTTAGCCAAGGTGTATGCTTGTGATCCTAACACAGGCGGGCCTACGGGGGCTCCTATTGGTGATTACGGCAACACCACAGTAACCACCGCTACAAACACACAATTTCTTTCTTCTTCCGCTGTAACACTAAATCCCGGAATGTATTGGGTGGGGTATGTTCCTTCTATTACTGCATCAACCGCGTTACGAGTTTATACTGCGGATACTATATTTACACAGAAAACGATGGGTATTCAAACCCCTACAAGTGCAACTTATACCCTTGGTTTTACTGGCTTTGCTCCACTACCTTCTACCATAGGAACTGTAACTGAATTTCTTTCTTCAACTCCTATTTGTCCACTACTTCAAATTCAATAAACTATGCCTGACATCAACGCATCATTCTTTCCTGTAAACGGTTTAAGTATTACCGGTAGTTCGGTTATAAACTTTGTTTCTGCTACAGGACCAACCACAAACAGCGTTCTGCGTTCTTCAGGAACCACAGGAAATGTTCTGTGGGGATATCCTGCAACGCCGGATCATTACACAGGCGGGTCTCGTTTGCTGATTCCGTGTAACAGTTCCACTCAGTCAGCAACTAACACAGGACTGTCGGCAGGAACGGTTGTGTATTTTCCTTTTGTGGTTTACTCAGCAGTTACCGTGAAGGCTGCGGTTTCTTCAACCGCAAGCACCCCAACCTTAACTGGCCCTGTTTACTGCAAACTGTATGGAACAGATCTAAGAATAGGTGGCCCTACAGGAGCACCCATTTCCGATTTAGGAACTATAACTGTAAATGCGGTTGCAAACACAATTTCTGTTTCTTCTGGTTCTGTCCAATTAACCCCCGGAATGTATTGGTTGGGTATGGGATTTACTGGAGCCGGTATAAACAATATGCGAAGAATTACTGCTGATACAAATCAAATTTCGCATACTTTTGGACAAGCCACTCCGGCAGGAACTCCCACATATTTTGTATATTTTTCTCAAGCAGGTATTACTGTGCCACCCGATACTGTTGGCGCAATAACCCAAGTAACCTCAGCCGTAGCGGTTGGGCCATTTCTACAAATGCAGTAATTCAACATGCCAGACATAAACGCACCATTCACAGTTATAAACGGAGTCTCTTTGACGGGAAATTCTTTAAAATTAACTCTTGCTCCATCAAACACTCCAAACACCGATTTAATTTTCCGTGCTACAGGAACTACCGGAAATGTTTATTGGTCGTCTCCTTCGCCATTCACCATACTGTCTAGCAGTTTGGGAGGAACAAAATACATTCCTCATATGTCGGGATCAACAGTTACTACGGGTGCTGCAAGTTCGGGTTCTAGCACCATAGTGTATTTTTATCCATACTGGATTACCTCTACAGAAACAGTAAACGCTTGTGCAATCAGCACAAACACCAATCCAACCGTAACAGGAACAATAACTGCAAAGGTTTATCGTTCGAGTGGAGGCAAACCTGTAGGTCCAACCATTGGAAATTTTGGAACCATAACCACTACTGCAAATTCGAATACGATATTTGTATCATCATCCTCGGTGACACTCTCACCCGGAATGTATTGGATTGGGGTATCGTATAGTGCTTCTTTAACAAATATGCGGGGACATACCGCAGAACCATCTACCATGTATAGAGTAATGGGTCACAGTAATAGTAGTGCTTTTAGTGCGCTTTATGTTTTACAGCAGTCTGGACCAACTTCTCCTCCAGAAACGGTTGGAACCCTCAATATTCAAACTTCGGCAACTCCTTCTCCTGGAATATGGTTACGCACATAAGGTGAAAGGATAAATATTCGTATGAAAATTTCTTATACCAATCCTGACGGCTCAACCACTCTAGTAGATAATCGTGAGTTCTATTCTTACAAAGACTACTACTTGAAATACATTCGTGAACGCGCACACGATTTGATAATAGCGGATGCTCCAGATTTTAAACAAAGAAACGCGGCTCTTGGATTGCTTTCTGATGCAGAAACAAACGCAATTCGAGCACATATTCAAAGTATTCGCACAATTTCAAATCAAAAAGAAGCCGCACTAGAAGCCATCACATGGGATGGCGATCCTGCAACTCATGCGGCTGCGTGTGACCAAATAGAAACCATTACTTGGGATTGACACACAAATAATTAGTGCTATACTTGTGCGACTCCTCCGCTTTTGGGGGAGTCGTGTCCTAAATACAGGAACACTACAACTAGGAGAAATAAAATGAGTGACTTCAACGGATTGCCTACCCCTTATCAGTCTTTTATCCATCTTTCGCGTTACAGCAGATGGATGCCAGAAAAGAATCGCAGAGAAACATGGGAGGAAACCGTTGCTCGTTATTTTAATTTCTTTGAGAAGCATCTTGAAACCAAGTGTGGATACAAGGTGGAAAAGTCGGTTCGCAACGAACTTGAAACTGCTGTTCTGAATCTTGAAGTGATGCCTTCCATGCGAGCATTGATGACCGCAGGCGAAGCACTTGAGCGTGACCATGTTGCAGGCTACAACTGTGCGTTCGTTGCTCTGAATCGTCTTCGTGCGTTTGATGAAATTCTTTACATCCTCATGTGCGGCACAGGCGTAGGCTTCTCGGTTGAGCAGCAGTTTGTAAACAAGTTGCCAACCATTGCAGAAGAGTTCAGCGATAGCGATACTGTAATCGTTGTTGAGGATAGCAAGATTGGTTGGGCAAAGGCATACAAGGAACTAATGTCGCTGCTTGTTGGCGGTCAGATTCCAAAGTGGGATACTTCAAAGGTTCGTGCTGCTGGCGCAAGACTCAAGACTTTCGGTGGCAGAGCATCTGGCCCAAGACCACTTGAAGACCTGTTCCGTTTCTGTGTTGATACCTTCAAGAAGGCGGCGGGACGCAAGTTAACTTCTATTGAAACGCACGATATCGTTTGCAAGATTGCTGAGATTGTTGTGGTTGGTGGCGTTCGTCGTTCCGCTCTCATTTCTCTATCTGATCTGAACGATGAGCGTATGCGTGGAGCCAAGACAGGTGCATGGTGGGAAGCCAACGCACAGCGAGCCTTGGCTAACAACTCTGCCGTCTACAAGGAGCGTCCTGAAGTTGGAACATTCATGGAAGAATGGCTATCACTTTACAACTCTAAGTCAGGCGAGCGTGGCATCTTTAATCGTGATGCTGCCAAGCGAACTGTTGCGAAGTTGGGTGATCGTCGTGATCCAAACCATGAGTTCGGAACTAATCCTTGCTCAGAGATTATTCTTCGTGATCGTGAGTTCTGCAATCTCAGCGAGGTTGTGGTTCGCAGAGAAGATACTGAAGAAACTCTGAAGCGTAAGGTTCGTCTTGCTGCTATTCTTGGCACATGGCAGGCTAGTCTTGTAGACTTCCGTTACCTGTCAAGCGAATGGCGTAAGAACTGTCAGGAGGAAGCCCTGCTTGGTGTATCTCTCACAGGCATCTTGGATAACCCAATCATGCGAGATAATCGTGAAGGTCTACACAATATGCTTAACGATCTTCGTGAACATGCCGTAGAAACAAACACAAAGTGGGCGAGCAAACTTAAGATTTCTCCTGCCGCAGCGATTAGTTGTGTGAAGCCAAGCGGAACCGTATCTCAGTTGACGGATGCGGCTTCAGGCATTCACGCTCGTCACAATCCGTATTATATTCGCACCGTTCGTGCAGATCGCAAAGATCCTCTGTGCCAATTCATGTTGGACAAGGGCTTCCCCGCAGAGCCGTGTGCCATGAAGCCAGATTCCGTCATGGTGTTCTCGTTCCCAATGAAGTCGCCCAAGGGCTGCATCACACGAAACGATATGACTGCGGTTGAGCATCTTGATCTGTGGCTCACCTATCAGAATCATTGGTGTGAACACAAGCCGTCAATTACTGTAACCGTTCGTGAACACGAATGGGTTGAAGTGGGTGCATGGGTCTACAAGCACTTGGATGCAGTATCAGGCATCTCGTTCCTACCACACTCGGATCACTCCTACAAGCAGGCTCCGTATCAGGACTGCACCAAGGAGGAATACGATGCGTTCGTATTGCGTATGCCTAAGGATGTGGATTGGACTGAGTTAAGCAAGTATGAAAAGGAAGATAATACCTCAGGCACTCAAACTTATGCTTGCTCGGCTAACTCATGCGAAATCGTAGACCTCGTGGCAAACTGACCCCCATAAATAATGGGGTGAAAATTGTAGGAATTGACTATTCGCTATGCTCGCCGTGTGTTGCTGTAACCACAGACGGCGGGCTATCCTACCAAGCCCATTATCTTACTTCGACTAAAAAATTTCTAGGTGATTTTAAATTTGGTAACTTTTTAATAAAAGGATGGGAATATCCTGCTTGGACGACACCCGAGGAACGCTACCAGGGGCTCTCAGAATGGGCTATACGCCTCGCTGGTGCGTCCGACCAAGTAATGATAGAGGACTACGCTCTTGGAGCCAAAGGGCGTGTTTTCCATATCGGAGAGAACGCTGGATTATTAAAATGGAAACTGTGGAACTCTAAAATTTCTTTTAAAGTTGTAGGCCCAACAGTTCTTAAAAAATGGGCAACAGGCAAAGGAAATGCCGACAAAGAGAAAATGCATGCCGCATTCCAAGAGCGTTTCGGATTAGATTTGCAAGCCCGTCTAGCAGGCGATAAAGGCAAGATAGGCAATCCGGTAAGTGATGTGGTAGATGCTGTTTGGTTGTGTCAATACGCTATAGAAAATTAAACTGCCACCACATTACCAATAGTAATACTACTGTTGTTTTATGGATTTATTGGACATAATTTATATTTTCTCATATTCTTGTAACTTCAGGATAAACCGTAATCATACCTTGAACAACACGCTGAACTTGTGTTCCATTTGAGGAATGCAATTCCACATCGTAAAAATAAACACCAGGCTTAACCGCAGCAGATCCTGTTGGGCCTAGAGAAACTATGATGTTTCCTGTTCCTCCTGTAAGGGAAGTTGTTAGGGATATGGCGGTTTCTGAAGTGTAATATTTACGCATCTGACAATAGGCTGTGCTGCCAGACAAACTGATGGCAACTCCTGCGCTGTCTTTAGCAACAACGCTGAACGCAAAGTTTGAGCCTTGATCCATATCGTGATTGATTGATACTGCCATTACTTTACCCTCTGTGCTAAGAAGTATTTACACGATACAACATTTCCGTTATAACTGCCGCACATACCTCTACTACGCCATTCGCCGGGAAGAGCGGCGTATGCTGACGATTCTACAACATTACCATTGTTCCAGTGAAATACCTGTTTAGTTTTTTCGTTATCGTCTACACGAACATAGATGTTTGTCATGCTTGAATTGACGGCAGGAGCGTTTTCTAAAAAAAGATCTTGGTTTTCAACAGGCGAACATAAAACTGCAACCGATACTATTGTTCCCACAGGATAATCGCAATCGGTTACACTAATAGAATTAGACGCAAGACACGGAAGTTGAACTCCAAGCATTTGTTGCTCGGTATATCGTTTTGCTTCGGTTAATCCTTCACAGATTTGCTGATCTGTTAAGGATTAACCGAAGCAAAAC